ACGGCTACGGCTCCGGCGACGGCTACGGCTCCGGCTGATCCGTCTCGCCCGCCCTGCGTGGTGCGGGGCGGGCGCTGGCGACTGATGCCGCTAGGGCGGCGCTGATGGGAGATGAGGGATGGCAGGCATGGGCGAAGACTTCGATCGGCGCGTGGAGCTGGTACGGCGTGCCGTTCGTGAACATCAGCCGCATCAACTTCGCGGCGTTCGATGCCGCGGAGCCGTCCTCGTGACCCGCCCGCGCAAGCTGGACGCGCGGACGCTGCGGCGATGCAGCCACCCGAAGGCGCAACGCGTCGTCGTCTTCAAGCAGAACGGCGACATCACGTGGTGGTGCAGGTGCCGTGGCGCGCTCACGTGGTGGAGCGAGGACGGCAACACGCTGCACTGGGAGAAGCCGCTACACGCGCAACGGTCGCGCATCGAGCGCGCAGGCAAGTGAGCGCCGTGGGGCGCGAACGAAAGGAACGAGCATGAGCATCAACGACATTCCGAGACGCATTCAGATCGACAAGCTGAGCGATGGCGAGAAAGCCATCTACGACGCCGTGCAGGCAGTGGAGCGCATGGGCGCTGACGTGCGTCTGACGAACGCGGTGATTCTGCTGCAACAGGCTCGCGAGCAGGTCGCGAACTTCGTCGACAACGTGGAGTGAGCGCCGTGGGGCGCGGAGGAGGATGCAGGGATGCGAAGGTTTCTGTTGTGGCGACGTGAGGACAAAACAGGCGTGTCGGGCACCGGCATCGTTGCGGAGGGCTGCATCTTCGGCGACGGGACGACCGTGGTGCGGTGGCGCGGGCCTACGCGCACGACGACGGTGCACGATGGCATCGAGTCGGTGGCTCGCGTGCATCTGCACGGCGGCGCGACTCGCGTGCTGTGGTGTGACACGTCGCTTGACGGGCCGCGTCACGTTCACGCGATGCTTGGCGGCGGGGTAGACGTTCCCAGGGTTGATGTGCCGATCGTGCGCCTTCACAGCGGCGCCTTCGAGCCGAACGGCATCATCGACAAGAACGGCGCAACGCTGAAGCACGGCATCAAGGTGCGCACGCCGGGCTCGGAGCTTGGGGACATCGGCGAGATTTACGACTTCCTGATCTACCCAAGCGGCGAGATTCACGTTGGCGTCAGCGGCGTCAACTGCTGCAACCAGGCCGGCTTCAGGCTCGACGAGGTGACGGCCTACGACTTGCGCGCCCCCACCCCCGAGGCCGCGCCATGAGCGACGAGCGCGCTCTGGTGCAAGCGGTCTTGGACTCTTACGCAAGTTCGACGGTCAAGACGCGCACGCTGTACTCGGTGGCCAATGCAATCCCGGCCGCTCGAAACGTCAACCAACCTGCGCGGCTAGCAAGAGCGCTCGGCTTCGCGGGCACCGACGCAATGGGCAACTGGAACAACCAGCCCGGCCGCACCTTCGCCCACGTGCAAGCCGTGCTACGCGCCGCCCTCGTGTCACCCGACGAAGCGCGCCGAGTGCGTGCGGAGATGGAGAACGGAGCATGAAATCAAAGCTCGGCGAATGCTGTCCGGCACTCAACCTCGTTCTGGAGCGTCCGCGCGAAGGCGATCGGCTCGGCGTGATGGTCGAGACGATGTTCTCCCTCTCGGACAAGAAGCCTCCGCGCGAAGTGGTCGTTGTGCGCATGCGCAAGAACAAAGACCGCAAAGCGCAGTACGCGAACTCGACCTTCGTTGAGTGCAACTACTGCCCGTTCTGCGGCGCATCACTCGCGCAGCCGGAGCCGAAGAAGAAGCGCACGAAGGAGCCCGCCCATGCCGAAGAGTGAGCGCGTGAGCAAGGACTTGAGAGCGCTTGAGAACGCGATGGCGTCCGTGAAGTCGGGCGAGTCGCAGATGGTGATCGTCATCGAGGTTCGCAACGACATGACCAACCTGCGCATCACCGAACCGTTCAGCGAAGTCGAAGCGCTTGGGCACCTTGAGCTTGCCAAGCACCTGCTGATCAGCACTCGACTCGGGACGCCCACCGCGCACACCGAAGGGAACGCCGCCGATGACTGACCCCGACCTCACCCCCGAGCGCGTGCGGGAGCGCGAGTTGCAAGCCGCGATCGATCGATTCGCTGCGCGCGTCGCAAGGTCGTGCGGCGCAACGCTCAGCACCGTTCTCCCGAACGCCGAGATGGACAAGGCGCGCGACGAGGCGTCCGGCATCCTCGCCATGTTCGCCAAGATGGAAGCCGCCCTCGCGGCCCGTGACGCGCGGGTGGGGGAGGTCGAGCGGGATTTGTTGACGGCTCGCAGGGCGGTCGTGTCGCTGGCGAATCTCGCCGAGCCCGACTGCAACGAATGCGGTGAGCGCGAGGACAAGCTCGGTGAGCCGCCCGAGCCTGCGTGCTGCGTGCGCTTCACCGGCAAGGCATCCGTGTACGCCTGCGATGAGTGCTGCGGGCACAACCATGGGTGCATGCGCATCGACGTGGCCGCACCCGAGCCGAAGGAGCCGACGTGACCGACACGAGAGCAGCAGCCATGGAGACATTCGCGGCGCTGTCGAGCTACCTCGGCACTGAGCACGCGAAGCGCATCGCCGACTACGTCCGCGCAGTCATCGCCGACGAGCGCATCACAGCGCGTGGCGGGGAGGCGGGCGAGCTGCGCGAGATCGAAGCCGCCGCGTGGAAGCTCATGCAGCCGCACGTGTCGGGCTGGTCGAACGATTGCCCGCCATCGCGACAGCACTCGATGCTGGAGAACCTCGCACAGTTGGTGACGAGCTACGGCGACACCAGAGCGATGCTCGAAACCACGCGCGAGGTGAACCGGCTGCTACAGCGTGAGCGCGACGAGTACCGCGCCGCCCGCGACACCGCCGAGGCCAAGCTCGCGGCGTGGGAAGCGCTGCGCAAGGACATCGGTGAAGTCGCTCGCATCGCAGCCGACCACAACGATCGCAACTTCGCGTCGTGGCATCTCAAAGATCGCATTGAGCGCGTGAGACTCGCCACCCTCGACGCCGCGCAGCCCGAGCAGGCGGGGGACGTGTGCGAGTGCTGCGGCTGCTCGCCATGCCGCGTCGTCATCGCCTGCGAAGCGGAGGAGCGAGCGCGTGCTGAGGATGCCGCCCACCCGCAGCCGTCCGGCGATGGCGGGGAGGGACTGCCGGGGTGGCGCGCGTTCGATGGCGGCTACGTGCATGACAGCGGCGCGCGCGTTCGGAAGTCGAGCTGCAAGCTCTGCGCAACGCCCACGTGGGCAGCGTGGCGCGCTGAGAACGCGCTCGCGTTTCACGTGTGCGGACGCACGCTCGACGAAGCGATGCGAGATGCGGTCGCGCCGCCGCAGGTCACGGCCGCCCCCGTGTCCGCGCCTGTGCAGTGCGATGCGTTCACGCAGCTTCTCGATCTGATCGAAGAGGCTGGCCTCAAGCCGCGCATTCGCTGGTCACACGAAGACATTCGCGACCGCGAGAAGCTGGGCCGAGCCGTGCGCGCCGTGTGGATGGCGTGGGCGCGCGAACAGCCGAACCCGAAGCCGTCGTGGCTCGTGCCGTGGGAAGAGTTGAGCGAGCCCGACAAGGAAGTCGATCGACGCATCGGTGAAGCCATCGCACGCGTTGCGCTTGACGCGCTTCCGAAGCGCGAACCTACGCGCGAAGCGAGCGCGCCTAACTCGGAGTTGTTGCCGCTGTGGCTTCCGAAGCGCGTCATTCCACAAGGCGAAGCTACGCGCAATCCGATCTTTCTTTTGCAGTTGCGAACGTCTCGCAAGAACGCCACGCGCGAGCGCTGGGAAACAGAGCGCGTGTTCTTCGATCGCAGCGAGGCTGAGGAGTGGGCAAAGGCTCGCGCGTACAACTACCCGAATGGATACCGCACCTATTCGGTGCCAGCTCAGGGCGCGTTGGTTGGCCTGCTGGCGACGCTGTCGACCTACTGGGATGGCGAGCCGTACAGAGGCGCACTCATCCCCGCCAGCGCCGTCCACCCCATCGCCGCTGACGACGGTCTGCGGGCTGCGATCGCGAAGCTGGCCGCGCTCATGGAGAGCAACGCCGAGGTCGCTCGCGAGTTCGCGGCCAACGACAAGTGGTGGGATGGCGCGCTCAGCGTCTACGTGGACACCGGCAAATCGCTTCGTGCCGCGCTAGGAGGTGCGTGATGCCGTGGGAAGCACTTTCGTGGTCCGCGCTCGGCGCGCTGTTTGCGCTTGTAGCGAGGCGCTGGTTCGTGGAGCGCGCTGCGTGGCGAATGTACGAGCGGTGCTCGGGCGAGACGCGTGAGTACCTCGCGCTCCGCACGGCCGACTGGGACTCGGCGCATCGCTACATGGCGCGACAAGACGCGGCGCTCGACTGCGTGTGCAAGGTCTACGACGCCCCACTGTGGCAGTGGACACCGGACGCAGCGCGGGAAGCGCTCAAGGGAGGTGTCTGATGTACGGAGCATCGAAAGGTGACTACGTGCGCGCCGCGCTCGTTTGCGTTGCGATCGGCGCAGCGGCGACGCTCGGCGGCGTCTGGCTCGTCTCGCTCGGTCCGCTCGGCTGGGCCGTGCTTGGCGGCATCGGCGTGCTGATCGTCGGCATCGTGATCGGCGTCGCGCTAGGAGGCGCGTGAATGCACAAGCCTGACGGACTCACGGACGTCGAGTGGGATGCGTTCGTGCGCCGCTCACTCGAATGCCCGTACATCCGTGCGGTCGTCGATCTCACGCGCAACGGTCGCACGTACGAGAGCGCCATCACCGAAGTTGCGCTGTTGCTGTCTAGGGCGCGCGACGAGCTGATCAAGGTCGCGACGGACCTGAGTGTGAGCAAGTCGATCCAGCTCATCGTGACGGCCGACGACAGCACCCGCCGCGGCGCGGGGGAGGATGCGACGTGAGCCTGGACATCTACCTGAGCGACGTTGGCGCGGCCACGGGCGCAGAGATCGAACTCTACTCGCGCAACATCACACACAACCTCGCCCGCATGGCCAATGCGTGCGGCATCTACGATTGCTTGTGGCGTCCCGACGAGAACGGGATCGAGACGGCCGCGCAGATGATCGAGCCGCTGCGCGCGGGCTACGCAAAGCTGCTCGCCGAGCCCGACGAGATGCGCAAGCACAACGCGTCCAACGGCTGGGGCACATTCGAGCACTTCGTGCCGTTCGTCGAGGACGTGCTGCGCGCGTGCGAGCAGTACCCAGGCGCGCGCGTACGGGTGAGCCGATGACCGCGTTCACCGACGACGACGCGCGACGGCTGCGGGAGTTGCTGGCGAAGGCGACGCCGGGGCCGTGGAGCGACCTCGGCACACGCACGGTATGGTCGCGCGTTAACCATGACGACGAGTTGGCGGTGGCGCTCTGCCACACCAATCGCGATGTCACGGCGATCGCCGCCATGCGCAACAGCCTGGAGGCGCTACTCGACGAGCGCGACGGCTTCATCAAGGCACTGGCCGACCTGAATGACGGGTGCCTAGAGCTGGAACGCGAGCGCGACCGGCTGCGCGAGGAGCTGCGAGCGTTGCGCGGGAAATGAGCTAGCGTCCAGCGCCGCCGTCTCGATCCTGCACCCTCGCAGCATCTGACTGTTTGATGGCCTCGAGCCGAGCTCGCCACTTCTCCGGCAGTTGGCCCTCGAGCTTTCGATCGATGAGTCGCAGCGTCTCCGGCCCGAGAACTTTTCTGGCGACGCCGTAGAGTTCGTCCGAGAAGTGCACCAACGCTTCCCCGCTCGGGGTGACATCTTCCGCGATCGCTTCGATGAAGCGCACCGTGATTGGCGGGATCACAGGTCTACCATCGGGCCCAATATCGATCGAGGCTGAGCCCTCTTCGATGGAGCGTGCCGTCACCCCAAACTTGGACAAGTGAGCGGCGAACAAAGAGGCGTTGACCTCCCGCATGCGCTCCTTGGGCAGAACGGTGTACGTCATTGGAACCCGTAGAACGCGCGCAAGAACGCGAAGTCTGCCGCGGCCTGTTCGGCTGTGATGAAACCCTTGATCTTGCACCCTTCGTGAAAGTCGCCGACGCCGCACGATGCGCCTGCGCTGAATCCGCCGACGGCGATATCCACCATGCCCGTGGCATTCAGGAACGTGATCGACTGCGACTCGGAGACGTGCGCGCCGTCTTCGTCGTACAGCTCGTGATGCCACGTCGTCGCATCGGTCTGCCAGCAGCCGTACACGACCCACTTGAGTGCGTTGCTTCCTGACAGCGTGCGGCCGTTGCCATCGCCCATGTACGCGCTGTAGTTACTGCCGTTGCTTTCGAGCGCGTCGAACTTGCCTCTGCGTTGCATGAGCATGCTGCGGCGCAGAGGTTCGCTCGGGCTCGTGCTCTGCTCCGCGCGCGATCGCCCAACCGCGAACATCGCGCACGCTTCGGTGTTGCCTGGCGCGCCATCGATTCCGGCGGCGACAAGTCTACGCAGCGAGCTTCCGCCGTTGTGCTCGAGGTACGGCAGATTGTTCATGCCGCCGCTCTCGCGCCACGTCGGCTGCTGGGCAACGGTCCCCTGAGAGACGGAATTTCCGTGGCCGCTCAGGTCGGTCAACATGCTAACTTTAGTGCCGGCGAGTGTCCGATACTCTGGCGCTGCCCTGAACCACGCGTAGAGCTCGTCCGGGTGCGTGTCGAGCGGGGATGCGTACACGGTGACCGTGAGCGTGTCCGATCCGGTTCCGTACGGGCCGGAGGCGGTGCAGCGAAGTGTGTACTCGCCAGCTTCAGATGCCGTGAACGTCGTTTCGAGCGCCGTAGCGTCCTCGAACGTGATCACTCCGTTCGAGGACTCCTGCTCCCAGAGCACTGTTGCGCCAACAGAGAACGCATTCGTCTCGATCGAGGCGCTGAGCGTTCCCTCCGACGAGAGGCCGAAGACGTTCTGATCTTCTCCTGCGTCGATCGTCGGAGATCCCTGCGGGATCGTCGGCTGGTAGCTGCCGTCACCTACGCGGGGAACATGCCGAGGCCGCGAAGCTCGAGCGGCGGCAAGGCGTGCGAGCTCAGCCGTCGATCGGCCGTCGCCCTCGTCAGGGCACTTCAAGAACCCGCCCAGATCGCGCTTCAACTTCGACCGCGGCCAAGGAACGCCGCAGTAGTCGCACGTCGCCGGATAATCCCCGCGACGGTTACGAGGCCAGTTGCGTCCGATCGTGCGCATGATCTTCGTGTGGCCAACGATACACCGCGCCAGCGTTGTCGCGCCACTGCGTGCTCACGCGGTTTCTCTGATTCCCGCCGAGCACGAGATCCTGACTGTCGATGCGAATGTCGACGACAAAGCCGACGTGGCGCTGCCACGGGAGCTTCCCGCGCTTGTAGATCGCGATCGCGCCCACCTTGCGCTCACAGGCGATCCCGTACTTCTCCCAGCTCTTCGCGAGAGCGCTTCCGGTACCTGGGATGCCGCATTCGAGCAGCACCCAGTTGACGAAGGCACTACACCACGCCGTCGAATCGTGCATGAACCTTCGAAGCCGAGCTCCGAGCAGGTTCTTTGAGCACGTGGCGATGTATTCGAGCACGCGAGGAGTGTCACCGGCGCCGGGCGTCTCGCGCACATCGTTCTCAAGCTCGATCTGAGCAACCACCATCCACGGTGCGCTCATGGGCACATCTCCATGCATGACGCCCGATCCGTGAGGTTGTCCTGCGCGAGCTCGTGGCAGCGCTCCCTGCACGGATCGCAGTCTCCGTGCAGCTCGGAGCAAGATCCGGCATCAACCTGACCAGCGTCGGGATCCGTCGGAATCACCCTCGGGAGCGCACACCCCGAAATGAGCGTGAGCACGAACGCAAGCACGATCGGAATCACCGAGGACACGACAACCACAAGAGCCTTCATGTGAGCATCACCCCTCGGAAGTCGCGGAACACGGTCAGATCTCGAGCGCGTTCAGCGAACACGTCCGCATCGATCCAGCACCACCCCGAGTTGCCCCAGGAGGTGCCCCAGCTATTGGCGACAAGAACAGCGTTCAAGTCTTCGCTGAAGCCGATCGCGAGCTGCCAGTGGCCGCCGGTGTCGCGATCGATGCCTGCCGGGCGCCACACCGCGCCAGGGCCACCGCGCCAACGCTCGTAGCTCGGGGTGACCTGCATCCCGAAGCCAACCGGGCGAACGTCTTCGAGCAGCGCCGTGCGCAGCGCCCGAATCTTCTCCCGGCCCGTCTCGGTGATGTGCTCGTAGCGCAACCCAGCAAAACGGTAGCCGTCCTGAAGCTGAGCGAAGCTTGGCACGGCATTCACCCGGGCAACGGTCGACGGGAACGCCGCCTCGGTCGGCGCCCCGTGGCGAGCGATCATCTGGACCACCGAGCGCGGGTAGGCACCATCGTCAGCAAGCTTCTCGCCCGGCAGCAGCGTGTGAAGGCGGCCGTTGGTGTAGATGCCGTTCACGCTCGGGATGCTCGAGGGTGAGGCCGTCGAGAATCCGCAGATGTTCATCAGGGAAACGATGCCGAGGCCCGTTCCGAAGCCGGTGCAGCGCGACGTGAACCCCTGATCCCAGGCTGCGGGAACGAAGTTCTCGAGGGCCGGGACGTTCGAGCTGCGGCCATAGCGAAGCAGCACCCGAGCGTGCGGTCCCGCCGGAGTGAAGACGCGATCCCGCGAGTCGGGCTTGTTGGGCTTCCAACCCGTGCCCTTCTTGCCGATCGAGGTCCCGACGATCGCTTTCGCCGTGGCGACGAAGCTCATTCCGAGCTCACAGACATGCGAGCCGCGGCAGCCTTCTCTTCCGCACTCAGGAGCGCATCGACGCACGCGTGAGGATCGGATCCGTCGAGCTCCGACTTCGCTTCGCACTGCGCGAGCAACCAGTCGAGCACGCTGTGCACCACAGGCTTCACCACAGGCTTCACGTCCTGCCACGCAGCGCAGCCACCGATCTGCAACGCAACGAAGCACATCGCGAGCACCGTCAGCATGCGCATCGCGGCGATCTTCGAGCCTACGGCACTGCCAGCAAGCATCACGAGGCCGGCCGCAGTCATCGTTCGGCCCTTCGTGCGTCCGTAGGCGATCGCAGCGATGATGGGACCAACGATCGGCGACACCTCTACGAGCGTCAGCTTGCCCGCGTAGAACAGGAACCCGCCACCGAAGAGCAGGAGGAGCTCAGCGAGCGCGAACAGCACGAGCTGCACCGCGGATGCAACGGCGGCGATCACGCGCACATCGGCAGGTGCATCATTCGGGATCGATGCGGGCGGGGTACTTTTGTTCTCAGCCATCGGACTCCTTACGGTAGTAGATATGGGTCAGACCCGACCGTATACGAATACCCCTTGGTCGCGCCACCCGTAATCGTCGGCCATGTGGGCTGCGAGCTATACGCGAGGTACTGGTTGCCACCACCGACGTTCGCCTCAGCATCCTCGACGACCAAACCTTCGCTTGTGGTGAAGGCGGCGTCGGTGAGCACCGAGGCGCTCGGCGAGTACATGCGCAGGTTGTAGCCGTACGAGTAGTCGCACTCGGGCTTGATCGTGTACTGCGCGGCCGGGTCGAGCGCGTCGAGGGCGCTGATCGACCAGTCGACTTCGTAGTACAACTCTTGGACCGCGTAGACCTGCTTCAAGTTCTGGTTTCGCGGATGCACAGCTTGCGTGCGTCGCGTGTTGCTGCGCGCCGCCGGAGTCGTGTACTGCACGATCGTTTCGGCGGGCGGGTCGGTGTTGTTCGCGCCGCCACGGAAGACGGCCTTCTCGCGACCTGCGCACAGGTACGTGTCGATGAACCAGTACGTGCCGCCCTGCGAACTGCGCTGCGCCCAGTCGTCGATGTTTGCTACGTCGTCACCGAGGTAACCGCCTGCGAGCGCGCTGTTCACCCAGATGATGTCACTGCCCGCGATAAGCGTCGCGTAGCGGTTCTTCTGCGTGCCAGCCTGGTTGACGCCCTTGGCGATACAGTTGACGAACAGGACGCGGTTCGCCGCGAGTTGTCCGCCTGCGCCGAGAGAGAGCGAGATGGGCGTCGCCACGTCGGCAGCAACGGCCGCCGTCTTCGTTGCAGCAGCAGCGAAGTCGATGCCGATGCGCACGCCGTCGAAGGTCCAATCCCGCATCGGGCCAGTGACGGCCGACGCGTGCTCGATCTTGCCGATGGCTCCGCCGGCAACCGAGCTGTAGATGTGCACGTACTGAGACTGGTTCGGCTGAATCCAGTCGATGCGGTAGCCCGCGAGATCGATCTCGATGTTCGTGTAGTTCGAGAAGCTGACCGGCGTCGCGCCGTCGCAGTTGCCCGTGAGCGTGATCGCCTTGCTGTTGCCGAGTGCCGCAACGAGCGCGGCGCGCGTGCCAGCGGTCGCGGCCGTGAGCGAGCCGCTCGGCATGGTCGGGAACGTCGGACAGGTGAGCGTGCCCCAGTCGCCCGTTGCACGAGACGCGAACGCGGCGTTCATGTCGGCCTCGTACTGGTCGAGGCCGAATGCCGGATAGCCAGGGCACGGGCGCGTTTCGGTGATGGCGGGAGCCTCTGCCGGAACGGTAGATCCCGAGAGCTTCGCCGAGCCACTCAGCTTCGCCGAGCCGCCGAGCTTGCCGACGCTGCCGCTTGGGATCTTGACGTACATCTTACGTCGCCGGGCTGTGAGAGGTGTGGCCGGACACGTCCACGTAGAAGGTGGTCTGGGCGCTGCCGCCGTTCACGAACTCGATCTTGAAGTCATGATAGGACTCCGTGAGGAAGTCGCGAACCGTGTTCGCGGTCGCCGCCGGAGCCGTCACAGCCTCCTCGAAGATCTGGTCCCACGTGGTGCCGCGATTCTGCGATTGATACGCCTTGATCGTGAGATCGTGGCTGTGCGTCATCGCCAGCGTGATACGCGCGATGCCAGCGAGCTGAAGCGCTCGAGCGCCAGGGAATGCGGTCACCGTGTTGAACACGCTGTAGGTGCTCGAGTCGGCGCCGGGAGTGCCGCCACTGTACTTGAATTGCGGAATCATCGCCGATCCTCCGGAAATAGCCGATCCTCAGTCTCTCGAGAGATGACGCTCTGCGCCGGGACTCGTCCTGGGCCCGTTGCCCGACGCGTAGGCATGAACGTCTTACTATCACGAAGCCACGCCCGGTAAATGGCGTTGAGCAGGCTGTGCATGGGGCTTGTGGCTGCCGCGCCGACATCCTTGCCGAAGGAGTCGAACGGGAATGTCTCCACGCCGCGCACGCCGAGAGCCTGGCGATACGGGCCCTGAGCAGCCTCCGGCAGCATGCCGGGAAGGTCGGGTGGAGCCGCCCGAAGACGCGTCGCCATCTGCTCGCGGTCGTCGGGAAGAAACCCAGGATTCGGCTTGCCGGTCACCGCCGACATGCGCTCGCGCAGTGCAGAGAGAATCCTCTCCTGCTCCTCGATAGGCACGCCGCTCTCGAGTAGCGTTCGCGCGATGGAATCCGGGCTATCCCCACGCTGCATCGCCTCGCCGATCGACTTCATCTGCGACTCGTATTGGCTCGCGGCGTGAGCAGCATCTAGCCCCTGCGGAACCCCTCGCTCGGCAGCCAGCGGGCTGGTTCGAAGCGAGCCAGGATCCCCGCTGAGGCGGCCACGAACGGTGTCCCATGCAGGCGAGCGCCCCTCGGGAACCTTTCGAGTTCCGGCCGGAAGGCCGAATGTTGCGAGCTCGGCCTCGGCGGCGCGGTAGGCCGCTGCTTGGTCGGGCGTGATGGCGCTTGCGAGGGACTGCTCGAGCTTCGCCGGATCGGCAGCGAGACGCCCACGGATCGTGCTCGTCTGGTTGGACTGCCGAATGTCGATCTTGGCGCCCATGGGCAGACCGATCCCGGCACGCATGTCCTCGAGCTCCGTGAGCAGCGTGGCCTGCTGCTTGGTTAGAGCCTGAACGTCCGGCGGGAGCATTTCGCGCACCACGTTCGCAAGCTCGCCGAATTGCTTCTGCTCCGCAGTGCGACCCTGTTGCGCTGCCCACCGCGCCGCCGAATCAAAGTTGCGACGCAGGTTCACCAGATCCATCACCGAAAAGTTGGCCATGCGGAAGACCTTCTCCGCAGGAGCTTCGCCACCGCTTGCCGCAATCTCAGCCATAGACCCAACGGGAGGATCGGGAGCGTCCACCTTGCGGACAAGGCTTCGAGCGATGGAGCGCATCGTGGGCGCCGAGCCGCCGTACAGATCCGACTCCGAACTAAGCAGCCAGGCCGGAGGCTCTTGGCCAAGGAACGACTCGAGCGCATCTCCGCCTTCGTCGTCCACGGCGGCGAGGAACGGGTAGCCCTCCGATTCCTTCGCCGCGGCAGCCATCGCGCCCTCGGTAACGTCCGCGGCCTCGCTACGAAGGATGATCTCTTTCGCCTTTTCGAGCAGCGGCTTCGACTCGGCGTACGTTGCCGTGCGATTTGGGTAAAGCGCCTCGATCTCCTTGCTCAGAGCGCCGACTTGCTCTTCGATGTTCTCTTGCTTCCACGCAAGCTGACGGTGCTCGGCGAGCGCGATGTCGTCGATCGTCGGGGCTGCATTGATGCGTTCCCGGCTCTGTTTCATCACACTATCGGTGAGATCGTCGAGCAGCACATCGCTCGCGCTCTGGCCGCGCACAGCTCGGGACTTTGCAGCCTCCACGAGCGGATCCACCATGCCCGCGATCGCGGTCTGGTTCGCTCCCTCGACCTGGCTCATGGCGGCAGCTTGCTCGGTCTGCAACGCGTCCATCGTCGCATCGCCCGCTCGCTGGTAGGCGAGATCGGCGCCGGGAGTGCCGGTCGGGCTCACGCGCCGAAGCTCTTGGCCCTGGCGGATAATCTCGGCCTGCTCCGCGCTCGGAATGACCTTGCCGACCTCGAGCGATGCGCCCTGGTCGATGGCTTCGCGAAGGGCTGGTTCCTTGTCGCCAAGCTTCTTCATGGCGCTGCGACCCATGGCGCCCGCAAGGGGACCAAAGATCGAGGCCAGCACAAGGTCGAGGCCAGCACCGGCCGGGCTGAACGCCTCTTCGGCAGCCTGACCCTCCGGCGCGTGCGTGGCGCGCAAGGCAGCTCCCGCCGGCAGAGAGACGGCAGCGGCCTTGGCGATGTCTTGCGCCCACGGAGCGAGCTTCGCAAACCCCTCCGCGACGCCGGCCGGGACGGCAGAGCGCAGAGCTGGGAGCATCCCCGGTAGCAAGCGCCCGCCAAGGCCCGCGACTCCGCGAGACAGGTAGGACCACCCTGGCGCAGTAGCAACTGTGGCACCGAGTTGCGAAAGAGTCGCGAGCTCGGGATTGGACTCGCGAGCAACCCGAAGCTCTTCGTCGATTTTTTCGGGCGAGCGGATGCCTCTTTCGCTGGCCTCGGTGAAGCCCTGGGCGAGACGTTGCACGCCGTCCGACGTCCCCAAAGTTGCCCCCTGGAGCACAAACTTCTCGGCCGTTTTGGCTTCAGGGACCCTCTCCGGAGACGGGGCGCCGATGCCGCGAACACGCGTCCTGGCCTCGTTTGGGACGGCGCCATACTGCTCCGGGTTCTCGGAGCGACGAGCTGAGCGACGAAGCTCGAGATCGGGATCGGCACCTTCCTCGCCGGGCGGGGTCCAGCCGGGCGGAGGCTCGAACGCGTGCCAACCGTCGGCTTGGTATATCTTCCACCCGCCAGACTTTCGACGCGCGATTTGACCGATCGCCAGCTCAGACACTAGTCGTCCACCCTCTCGCCAATTTGGCCGCCACCGGGGGCCGCCTGTCCGCCATGGCTGCCGAGAATGACAGAGCGGGCCCAGTCGATATACTTCTTCGCCTCTTCCGGGTTGGAGTACCCATTCGGCATGGTTGCCACGATCGCAGCCGTCGACTCGGCGAGCCTACGCTTCTGATCCAGCGCCGTGCGAGCTGCCCCGCGGATGGAGTCCTTCATCTGCAAGATCATGGAGTCGCTGATGCCGGATCCGTCCGGGCTCAACTGCTCCACCATCTGCTGGATCCGGCCCTGGACGCCGCCGGCGCCAAGAACGAACGCGAGCTCGGAGTTGGAGCTCGCCGCTCCGAACATACCCTTGAGCATCGTGGCAAACGCCTTGCGCTCGCCGAGCGCACCACGATCGATGTCGGCCAGCGCCTGCTCGGCAGCCTGAAGGCCCGCGTTCAGCTTGTTGGCCTGCTCGAAGCGGCCCTGATCGTTGATGACCGACCTGACGAACTTGACCTTCTCCTCGTCCCAGCCTGCGCCGCTCGGGCCGCCGACTCCGCCACCCTTCTTGCGGATCTTGGCCACCTCGGTCTGCGTCGCGTTGCGGCTGTCCGCAATTTCTCGACTGCGATCGTCCAGCATCGCGATGTTGGCGGCCTCGAACGGACCCTTCCCCGACATCCGAGCAGCATCCGCAAGCGAGCTCGCCGCTTTGGGATCGTTTCCGGGGACGGCACCCTGCACGGCAGCGCGCTCGGAAGCAGCCCCCTGCTCGAAGAGATCGGCCATGGAAGGCGGCTCTGGCGGAGCGGGCGGAGCAGCAGGCGCAACCATCCCAGGCATCTCGGCAGGGGCAGGCTGCGAACGCTTCTGCAACGCATCGAGCATCTGGAGCGGGCTACCGCCTGCGCGGTACGGCACCATGCCGGGGAGCTCGGCAGGCGCAGCGGGAGCCGCCTTGGCCTGCTGCCGCATGGACAGATCCTCGATCGCCTTCACGTAGTCGGCGAGGCCTGCTTGCTTGGCGAGCGCCATAGCTTCGGCGAACTTGCCCTGACGAACGAGCGCACCCACTTCGGTGATCGTGTTCTGCTTGGACTGCTCGCGCGTGTTGCCGCCGGCAGCTTCGTACTCGTTGACCCGACGGCCTTCGAGCCCCTCTTGAACGCGGTTCGATCGCTCCGATTCGGTCTGCCGACGAGCCTCCTGCTGATCGCGCACGACGCCGCCTAGGGCGTCCATGATCGCGGTCGGATCGGGCGCTCGGAAGGTCGGCACAGAGCCGAGGAAATTGGGCGTGCGAGGCGCCATCAGCTTTGCATGCCCTTTGCTGCGCGGTAACCCTGGATGGCCGTGCCGAGCCCGTCGAGGATCTGCTGCGCCTGCTTCTCGTCATAGCCGAGCGCCGCCAGCTTGGACGCGAGCTCGGCTTCGATGGGCGCCGAGAAGAGCCCGGACTGCTCGTCCAGAAGCCCTTCGTACCCGGCACCAGCAGCATCTCCCACGGCATCCGATCCGCGGAAGATGGAGTCGAACATCGTGTCTACGCGATCGATCTTGCCGCGATCGCCACGCGTCGCTGCGTCGAGAAGCGTCGAGAAGCGATCCCGATCGGCATCATCGATCTCGAGCCCGGTGCGTGCCCCGGCGAGCTGTCGAGCAAGCCCCGCCTCGTCTGCCGTCGCTGCCAGACCTCCAAGACCCTCGGTCCATCCAAGCTGACTCTGCTCAGCAGCCGAGCCAAGACGCCCCATCATGTCCGCCCGATCGAGGCCGTATTGTGCCTCACGAAGCGAGCGCTCCGCCGCCAGATTGGTCAGCGCTTCGCTGCCAGAGTCGATCGCCGCCGAGCTGCCGTAAATGCCTCGAGCCGCCGCGTTCTGGTTGATGCGTTCGAGCGCTTGACGCCCCGCATTCTCGTAGTAGGCCGACATGTCAGCGGGAGCGAGCTCGCCAGCGCTCCTGTACGCCTCTGCCGCCATGTTCCCGTCGCCAGTGTGGCCAAATAGCGAGCCCATGGCCTGGTCGAAGTATTGGCTCGACTGCCCCGGAGCCACCATCCCCTCGAGCTGGCCCGCGGCAAACTTCGCCCCAGCGCCCTGGTTCGCAACCTGCGGCGCGATCTGCCCGAAGACCTGCTCTTGAAAGCTCGGAGCGGTCAAGTCGAACGACGACGCTGGACCGCCGCCAGCCGCCGGAGCCGGAGCGCCGCCAGCAGGAGCAATCTTGCTACCTGCCGTAGCGCCCATGTGCTGGACGCGGCCGAGCGTTTGGTCGAGGTTCAGGCCGCCGAAGAGGCCAGGGGCGTCGTCGATGGGCGCAGAGCCGTAGTGCCGACCGAAGCCTCCGGCCGTCGCTGCCTTGGGCGCCACCGGCGCCGTCTCATCCACCACTGTGGCGGGATTGTCCACCGCGAAGGGATCCGCGCGCGGGGGCGTGCGCTGCGAACCTCGACCAGTGAGCGAGCCGGAAGGAAGACGAGCCATTATCGCCCCCCGAAGACCGACCGGGCGGAAGGCGCTCCGGGGTAGCCTTGGCCGCGAGGGTCGGCGAACACCTTGTCCATCGGGATCTGGGCCTGCGGGCCGCCCATCTGCCCAAGCATGTTGTTCATCGGCTGATACGCAGCGAGCTGCGACCCAAGAGCGTTCATCCGTGCATCGCCCTGCACCGGCGCAAACGCTCGGTACTGATCTGCGGCTTGCTGGTACTCGCGGAGGAGAGCTTGCTCGTTCGGGTTTTCGAAAAGGCCGCCGACGATCGGAAGGTTGTGCTTCTCGACGCCGAGCAGGTCCAGCGGGCCAGTGACGAACGGGGCAGCGGTCTTGCCGATCACATCCTTGAAAACATCGAACATGCCCATCGGATCACCTCACTGGCCCAGATCCAAGTAGTCCTCGGAAACCCTGACGAGCTCCAAATCAGCAGCTCCCGAGAACTCAAACCGCCATGCTCTTCGACGATACTCTCCAAGCCCGCGGATTTCCACCTCACAGGTCCGCTTCCCGATGCTGCCGAAGTCGATCGTCATCGGAGACGACCATTCGCCAGGCTCGTCGCGGTAGCGGAGAAACCCAACGGGAGCCGTCGAGGAAGATGTCGTGCCGCGCTCGAGCACGAGCCGCACGCACTGACACCACTTCCTGTTCGTGGTCTTGCGGTCGATGAAGCCCGTCTCGACAACAGCAGCGATGTCGTCACCGAGATCGGTCGTCTGTCCCAGAGCAAGCTTGCCGAGGTAGCCCGAAGAGGTTCCGACGATGTTCGTGTTGGTTGCGCGGTCGTGGCAGTGCGCAGTCACCATGAAGCCGGCAGGACCGATCCCCTGCCACTGCGACCAGCCTCCGCCGATCTGATACGCGAAGGTGCGACCGTCGGTAGGGAACGTCCACACGAGACAGTCCACCGGACCCTCATGGAAGCGATAGCCATGGCAGTCGGACACCGTGGACATGTCGTCGAGCGTCTGCTGGATGCCCTCGCTGAGCACGTCGTAGCTGCGCCCGTCGCTTCGAATGATGCGGCGGCGGTGGTCGAGCCACGCAAACGACTGATCGTAGCGAACCACGCTGTAGGGCGCCGAGCACCCATACTCACGAGATCCGACCGGAGCGTAGATGGAGCCGCCGTCTGGCGAGTACACCTGGACGCCGCTCGAGCCAAACACGAACACGTCGCCGGTGTTCTCCGCAAGAGCTGCAACCGGATCTGGTCTTGCCTCGGCCGTGAAGAAGCCGCTGACTCCAGCGCCGCCGAAGCTCCACGTCTCGTGTCCCGAGTAGTCGGTGGTGCCCTGTGAAATGTCGCTGTAGCGCACCTTTGACCGATCCACGGAGGCATCGTTAGCTAGCAGACGCAGCGCGTTCGCTACCACGTGAGTCGCCTGCGGAGGGCTGCCGCCAAGAAGAGACGCCTGCCCGGTGAGCAGATCGATCTTCTGCATGTCGAGCCCACCGGCGATCACGACGAGAGCATCCGTCTCGGCAAACACCGGACGGCCGGTTCCGTTCAACAGAGAGGCTAGCAGCGCTGCCGAGCTCGCATTGCATCGATAGATGGCTCGCTGGTTCGGCGTGGAGCCCACGGCGAAGATGGTTCCCGACTCCGCCGAGAACACGCCGGAGATCCCCGAAGCGTCCACAGCGGTGTCGATCAGACCAGAGAACGCGACCACCCCCGGCCGACGACGCACAACGCCACGACCGTCGATCACGACGTTCACAGCGAGAGGAGAAGCGCCGGCAAGCTTGCTGTTGCCGCTCTCCTGTGCGTTGCCGAAGAAGATGGGATCGGTTGCCATTAGGCAGGGTCATCCTCGTTGAACGAGATGAGCGCCGACTCCGTAGAGGTAACGCCCGCTACCCAGCCCGTCGTCGACTGCACGAAGGCCGCGTCCGCGCCACGAAGGAACGTGACGTTCTCCATGTTCAGCGCAGTCACGATTCCGCCGCCGCCGTCGATTGCGTGATACCGCGAGAAGCCCACCGTGCCGCCGTCGAAGGTGCACTCACGGATTACGAGATCCGTAACGGAGCCACCAACCTGCAAAGCGCTCAACGGTTGCGCCGAGCGCGAGGTGGCCGTCGACACGAACGTGCACGACTCGATCTCTGCCGTGTTCACGCCGGCCTCCACGTAAACCCCGGCTCCCGTGTCGGTAGCACCGCACTCCACGTAGCAGTTGCGCATACGGAATCGATGGCCCTCGATCGAGACGCGTGGAACCGTGTTGGTCTGAGCGTTCTCCTCGATCCACACGTTACGAAGCTCGCAGCCAGCTACGGTGAACTCCAGCAGATTGTCGGCTGCCGCGTTCAACGTGAGCTTCACCGTGGGCTTGCCGTCCGACTGGCCACCGCCAACGATGAGCAAGCGTTTGGCCACCGTGAGCTTGGCGGTGAGCGTTTGCGTGTGCCCGTCCATGAGCACAATCACGTCACCGCTGGCAGAGTTGGTGTACGCCTGGCCGATAGTCGCGAGCGGGTTCATGCGATTCTGGCCCGCAGGCGAAGCCGCGTCGGTACCTGTAGTCGCGTTCACGTACCAGACGTTGCCGGTCGTGTAGAAGGGCGCGTTGACCGCGATGCTGTCCGCGGAGCTTTCACCGAGGCCGTTGGGGAAGACTGCGTTCAGAGTCATCGCTACCTCATGCGGTCGTGTACGAGCCCACGCCGATCATCTTCATGTATGCCGTGCCGGAACGAACGATCGAGACGAACATCGCGCTGCCGTCGTTGCCGGTGTTTTGCGCCATCGCGATCGAAGCAAGCGTGGTGCCCTGAAAGTTCGTTCCGAACGCCTCTTGAGCGATAGCCGCTCCGCTCAGATTGCTCACGTGCACGATGGTCTTCGCGCCTTCGGGCGGAACAGCAGCGCCATTGAGCGCCTGGTTGGCGTTGGTGCTTCGCTCGATCACGATCGTGCCGTACTGATCGGTCGGGATGCTGAGCGGGGTCGTGTTGTCCGCGGCGATGTACACCCGATCGTCACGACTTCCGAGCTTCACTCGCGAGCCGGTTGCAGCCGCAGCGAACGTGTAGCTGTATGCCGTCACGCTCGTCCCGAAGATCGACCCGTGCTCCTCAAAGTTGCTCGCAGCAGCGTACGTGCCGAGCGTCATCGCCGTCACGGTCGCGCCGCCGCCTGCTCCGAATGTCACTCCGCGCAAGCGTCCAGCAACCGTCGTGCTCGACCACTTGATGCACGAAAAAGTTCCGCTCGTGCATGACGTGTTACGGAAGTTGCACGTGTCCATGTACAGGCTGGACGCGTACACGATTCCATTGGTCGGGTTGTATGTGGCGGGGGCGTCGAGCCAGCAGTCGCGCATGTACGCGGATCCGACCACCATACTGGCCGTGCTTCCGGTTCTGCACGTAAGCCAGCAGTTACGCATCGTAGTGTTGCCAGCGACCGATGCGATCGTGCCGTTGCTGTTGGTTCCACCGAAGTAGCAGTTGCTCACTGCAACTTGCGTGCTGCTTCCGATGACCAGCGGCGTTCCCGTGTTGACCTGCGCAGCCGTGACCCGAACACCGTGGAGCAGGCGTGGCGCATAGGTGTCGGTGCCTGTGAACGTCAACCCGTTCGCCGACGCGTGGTCCACCGTGATGACGCTCACCTCGGAGCCAGCGCCGAAGACGCTGATCTTCGCCGTGAGGGTGAGGGTGCTCGTGATCCGGTAGGTGCCCTTGGGGAAGAACAAGAAGCCACCGCCGGCCGTGCTCGCAGCCGAGATCGCAGCGGCGATAGCTGACGTGTCGTCGGTGGTGCCGTCGCCGAGCGCCCCGTACGACTTCACGTTGAAGATGACGCCGAGCACGCCAGTGATCGCAGTGCCGATGTACGTGTTCGTCCCGTTGACGCTCACCTTCCAATCAGGACCGCCGAAGGCAGTGAGGGCGAGGTCGAGAATGGCCTGGACCGTCGTCTGGTATCCCGAGCCAGCGCCGGACGCAGCGGTGTCGTAGTTGGCACCGGTGAAGCCTTGGCCCTGATACTCGACGCCCGAGCTCGCGACGCCAACTACAAACTCGCGAACGAGTACGCCAGCAGAGCTGTAGACCTGCACGTCCGCATGCTCGTTGACGTAGACCTCAGCGCCTCCGTTGGAGTCGAGCTGGATCGCGTCCGACGAGCTGCTGACGGTCGTCCCTTCGAAGTCGGAGTACCAGTTGACCGCCGAAGATGTGCCGCGGCGATAGATGTGGACGTAGCCGTACTCAGCTCCGCGAACGCCAGACACGAGCGGTGTAACGAGGTGCATGTCAGGTCCATCCCGCGGGGTGATCCACCCCGGCTTCGATTGAGCCGCCCTCGCCAGACATCCCTCGAGCGGTCGCAACCTCCGCCAGCGCCCGAGCATGAGTCGCCGCGGTGCGGGCCGGCGGTAGCGCCTGGCCGAAGGAGAGCTCGTCCGCCAGCGACCACAGTAGCGCAAGATGCCAGTGCGGCTGTATATCGATCTGGGCGTTGCCGTCGGCCGTCGACATGGCCGGGCGAAGCGCTTGCAGGCGCACGGTGCCGGCCTCGCTCGGGATGGGCCAGATGCGGAGCTCGACCTGGAAACCCGTGCCGGAGCGGTTCACGTAGTACAGCGTGGGCCGATCGCTCTCCGAGGACTTGGAGCCGAGGGTCTGCCACTGCTCCCGCGTCAGCTTGCGCATCGCCGTCTCCGTCGAGGGCGCATCTACGTCTTCCCCTTCAGGGACGTACATGGCCGTGTCGAGCAGGTCGAAGATGCCAGCGTCGAGCGTGTAGGACGAAACCCCTACCTCCATCGTCACATTCTCGAAGCTCACGAAGCGGGCCTGGGCGCCGATGATGGAGAGCTTCTGGAGCACCATCCCGAGCAGCCGTCGGCCATGGGCGGCCTTCGCGGTCCATCCGGGCACCGACGAACCCTGCTCGATCGAGACGAGCCCAGACTGCTGGTAGGCGAGCAGAACAAGCTCGTCCACCGTCATCGTCGAGCTAACCGTGGTCGATACCGTCATCGTGCCTCAATAAAGCGGGGGCCCACGAAACGAGTCCGTGAGCCCCCTCAGCAAGATCCCCGGACGAGGAACCAGCTATCCGTTACGCGCTCACCACGGTGACTTCTGCCATGCGCTCGCCAGCCAGGTTGGCGGCGTACACGTGGCGGCCGAAGGTGAACGCTGCGACCGACGCATTCCAAGCACCGTCCGCATGGCCGAGAACCAGCGCGTTCGCGCCGTCGCTCAGGGCCGTGAGGTACAGGTTGTTGACCGTACCCGAGGACGACGTTGCGCCCGCCGACACGACCACGACCGCCTGCGAAAGCGCCTTGTTGTTGCGTAGGTGGTTGGCACGCTCGGTGCCCATGCGCACGTTGAGCGAGTCGGTGGTGATGAACTGCACCAGACCGATTTCCACGCTCGACGTGGCGCCGATGATCGTGTTGCCCTCGATGCTCGCGTGGTCTGCGCCGACCAACCGAAGGAAGGTCGTGCACTCCGCCGCGGTGTCGCTCACGCAGTAGTTGTCGTGGAAGAAGAACTGGTCACCGGCCGCCGTGGTCGTGATGCCGACCGTGACGAGCTGGTTTGCGTCCACTCCGAAGTCGATCTCGCATCCGAAGATGCCGCAGCCAGCCGCCGAGACGGTGATGGGCGCAGCGGTCGTGAGTGCTGTGGTGGACGTTCGCGAGCCTGCCATGAACAGGCGCAGGTTGATCAGCGAGACATCCGCCACGTCGAGCAGGAACGTCGCCGCCGCTGCCGTCCAGTAGAACGTGCCTCGCTTGTTGCCGAAGCCAAGACCGATGATCTTGGTGCCAGCAACGAGGCTCGACATCTGGTCCGCGCTCGAGATGTTCTCGGAGTGATTCGGCATCACCACGACCACATCCCCGTCGCCCGACCGGCAAAGGCCGAGCGCTGAGTTGAGCGTGGTGCGAATCATCGGCTTGATAGCCGGGTCCGTGTACGAGCCCGCGCCGTTGCTGTCCACGTACGCGACCACGCGCGAGCCCGGAGGCAGCACCGTTGCGAGCTCGGTGCGGATGCCCGCGCCGACCAGAGTGAAGGGCTGTTGCTGGTAACCCATGCTGACCCCTTACGCGTTGCTGAAGAGGATGTTTCGCGCATCCGACCAGCCGCGCGAAAGGCGGTAGCTGATCGAGTACGACATGATCTCGTTGCTGTTCTCCACCCACGAACGCGAGCGGGGCTTGCGACGGAAGCGGATCTGAAGGCCGTTCTCGCAGTCGGTCTGGATCGCCCACGCGGTCGTGGTGTTCGACCAGTGGCGCAAACCCTTCACTTCGAGCTTCATGCGGCGAACGGTGTTGATCTCGTTGAACGCCCCCGGCTCCGGCGCCTTCTCCGAATCGGTGATTCCGATCCAGCCCTGCTCCTGCTCGATGGGGCAGAGGATGCGCTTGAGGCCGTAGCCTTCCGTGATACCGTCGTGGCCGGGGTACTTGCGCACCTGGGCCCAGCCGGTCTGGATCGCGATGCGGCTCGGGGTGACCGCCGTGGCAAACATGTTGCTCCACGTCGAGCCGTCCGGCAGCGTGTGGCTGGTCGAAGCCAGGGACACGCCATCGCCACCGACGTACGAGCTGTTGGTGGCGCGACCGAGCAGGTTCGCAGCATCGATGTCGATCGACTTGTAGGCGATGCGCTTGAGGCGAGAGGCCGCGCGAATCGTCTTGTCGTACTTGTTGTCCTCGAGAGCCTCCTCGGTCACATCGAGACGCAAGCCGAACTTGCGAGCGATGTAGCGCTGAGTGTAGCCTTCGTGAATCGTTCCGACCGGGATCGCCGATCCCTCCGACACTTCGGACGCAAGACCCGGACCGCCATACTCCTGGTCGTCCTCATGGGCATCTTCCATGCCCTTGACTTCGCAGTAGTCGTGGTAGTCGGCGCTCGCCTCGTAGCCGTCGCTGTCGTCGTCGATGATCTCGTCGAGCGTGTCCTTGAGGGACATGCCGAGAGTCGTGGAGAATACGGTAGCGGACATCGTTCAGTCTCCTCAGACGCCCGTGGCGCTGTTCTGGGTCGGTTGAGCGACCGAGCCGAAGTGGGGAACTTGTGCGAGGTTGGCGCGCACGAGCAGCTTCACGTAGTCGCCATCGAAGTAGCGATTCTCCATGCTCGGGGAGACTCCGACGATGCGACACGTGGGCGTGTTCGTGGTCGCGTGCGTCGAGATGTCGAGCCGCGGGGCAGCGTACGACTCGCCCGATGCGCCCTTGAGCTGGTAGTCTGCGTTCTCGCCGATGAACGCCTGGTAGGCCGCCTCGGTCGTCGCCGTCGAGCTGTCGTCGACATCGATCTCCCAGATCGCCGCGTTGAACGGGATGACGTAGACCTTGCTCTGGCGGTCGAGATTCGTGCCCCACGCGATGTCGCTCGGAAGCCGATTGCTGGGCTTCATCACGGTGCCATCCCAGTACGACTTGATGCCCACGACGATGCCGTAGGGACCAACCGCGGTCTGGCTGTTCTCCGTGCCGTTGCACAGGTTCACGCCGCCGGTGCTCAGCTTGATGACCGGATCGCCCGGACGCAGGTAGACGTTGGCCGCGCCGCCCGACACGTCGAACGATTGCGAGGTGGCAACGATCATCTCTTCCGGCGCCGGCATGTTGAGCGAGCCGTCGATGCCCCGGAAGAAGCGGAAACCATACTTTGCGCGATTGGCGGGCATGTTCTTATCCTTGCGCGGGAGCGAGAGCTTCCGTCTCGTTCACGATCTTCATCCACGTGCGGCTCACGCCGAGCCCACGGAAGTCGTCACGCACGCCGCTCTGAGCGATCATGCGCTTCTCCACGGCATCGATCGCGGCTTGGCCGCTCTGACCGTCCATGCCGTTTCGCTGGATGTCGTCCCACGTCTCGCGGTCGATGCTCATGAGCACCATGCCCGCGACCTCGATCTCCTCGCCGAGCTTGACCGTGGTCAGGCCCTTGACGCGGACACCATCCTGGGTGAGCTGCTCCACCCGCCAGCCGAAGCCGAGGTAGTAGCCCATTCCGTGGAGCGGATCGAGCCGGTTGCCGAACACGTACTCGCGTTCGGGATCCTTGTTCTCGAGCTGGAAGAAGCGAGCACTACCGTCGATGTGACGGGGCTTGGGGTCTGTCCGCGCAGACGTGCGCGCCCCCGCTCGTGCGCTTGCGTTCTTGGTCTTGTCCGGGTCTTGACGTACGAGTGACATGATTCTCCGTTCGCAGCCTGCAAGGGCGACGACTTTCCCTGGAGAATCTGTCCGAACCGACCGGGACGCCGTGGACGCTCTGACGACTATTGCTTGGCAGAAAGCAAAGCGCCGATGACCCATATTGCTACGAGCCACCGGCGCCTGTCAACAGCGAAAAAGCTACGCGGACTTCTTCTGCTGACGCTTCTCCACCCGCTGCGCGAACATGCGGTAGCGCAGCTTGGGATCCTTGACGTGGCCCAGGGCAGCATCCGCCATCTTCATGTCGGCCTTGGAGAGCTTGACCTGTCGGCTCGACTCTTCCTTGCCGCCCCCGGTTCCGCCCCGCGGCGCTCCGGCATAGCGCGAGCGCTGCGACTCGCTCGAGGGCGCTGCGTTGGCGTGATGCCCGAGCCGGAAGTGCTTGCGGGCCGACTCGAAGGCGCGTTCGAAGGTTTGCAGCGTGATGGGTTCCCTCGCCGCCTTCGCGCGCAAGACCTCGGACTGGGCGAAGGCGGCGGCCTCCGGGTGCGAGATTACGTCGTGGTTTCGCGAGCGCAGGAATGCGACGTTCGGATCTTCTTGCGGAGGAGCGTTGCGCTTCCGCATCGCCTCGTTGTAGTCCCACTCGAGCTTGCGGGACCGATCCGCGTAGCGCTTCACCATCTCCGGCGTCGCCTTGTCACGGATGGTGCCCCACTCTTCGGAAAGACTCAGCCGCTCCTGCCACAGCCGGTCGGCCTCGTCCTCCTCCGGTTGGGCGCGCGGAGGCTGCTGAACGGGAGCCTGCGCGGGCGCGCGACGCGCCTCGGCAAGCTGTCGCTCGAGCTCCGCAGCGCGCTCCTCAGCCGCTTCCTTGTCCCGCTTGAACGAAGAGACGCGATCGTTGCGGCGTTCTTTCCGACTCGGCCGCTCCGGCGCTGGCGCAGAGTCATCGTCGTCGTCTTCGTCCAAGTCGACGATTACGCCGCCGTCATCTTCGTCCGAGGCACGGGTCGTCGCCGGTGCCACGTCTCCCGCGCTTGCTGCCTTGCGAGCGGCGCGACCGCGCTCGACGCGAGCCTCGATCGCATCTTCGTTGTCCTTGTCCAAATCTTGCTTCGGTGCCATCCGGTTCCTCACATATCGTCGGAGATCCACGGCAGCGCCGGGTTCCAGTTGTTGCCGTCTTCGTCCGTGTAGATGTGCTGTCGAACCGTGTCACCGCTCGGCGACTTCACTTCGACGACCTGCTTCTTCACCTTGCCTTCGCGAAGAAGCCTCGAGAGATCCTCGCTTCCCACGATGTCGCCGGAGCGAAGCATGAGAAGCTCGACTTCCTTGCTCAGCACGACGCCGGCACGGAAGCGATAGGGCGCGTTGCGCACGAAGCGAACCACGTGGCCCACGTCGATGCCGTTACTGCGGAGCTCGTCGAGGGCGCGCAGGCCGGCCGAAACGAGCACGCCGCGAGGCGCCTCCTTCAGTAAGCGCCCCTTCGTGGAGTCCGGCATCTCGATCTTGCCGCCCGGAATGTAGGTCTTGCCCTCGTAGTCCGTGACCTGCTTGATGATGATGCGATCGAACGATGCCTCCACACCGAAGCAGCAGTCGGGGATCGCGAACTCGTAGCGTCGGTCGTCGAGCAGCCGGGACAAGCCGAGCGAGTTGGGCGGAGAGATGATCTTGCGGATCTCCTCCGACTCCTTCGCCGCGTCGTCGAGCAGCGTCATCTTCTGACCGTCTGTCAGCCAGCCGCTCATTGCCGATCTCCCTTGAAGCGCGCGTCCGTGTAGTTGAGCATCGTTCGGCGCTCGATCAACACCGCAAAGCGCTCGCGCACGAGCGGGTCAGTGCTTTTCAGGCACGCCTCGTTGAGTTGCTGTAAGGCCATGTCCGCCTGCGACTTGAGGTTCTTGTAGAGCCTCGACGTTTGCGGATGACCAAGCCAGTCGTTGAGTGAGTTGCTGTCTTTTTCTTCGTCCGGGTTTCCCATGCATCACTGTTGTGGCGGACCCTCTGGAGCCGGCCCGCTGGGGCCGTTCGGTTGGGTCGGTTGTCCTGTCGGAAGCGGCCCGCCTGGCTGCTGCGGAACCGCCGGCATGATCGCAAACGGAGTCTTCGGGAGCGGCGGAGCTTCGCCGAGCGTGGGAACCATGTCGTGCTTGCCTCGGGCTTCCAGCGCACGCTTGTACGCCCCGTGCATGTAGGCCAAGTCTTGCCCAAGCGGCGGATACTTCAGGCCAAGCTCGATAAGCTGATCGGCCTCGGAGATGCGCTGAGCCTCGCTTGAGAACTTCAGGTCTGCTGCGATGCTCACTCGATAGTTGCGGCGATACATCGCGCGACCAACCTCGAAGCGGCTTGCCTTGCCGAGCACGTGGTCGTTCACGGACACGAACTGCGACTCCGGCATGAAGATCGCGTTCAGGCGTGCGTTGTTGCGCAGCGTCGGAGTCAGGCAGCTTGTGGCGTAGTTGCGCGTGCTGACCGAGAGCTGCTTGGTGGCCTGCTCGACACGCGTCGCGATGCCGCGAAACGTCTCGCCGCTCTTGCCGCTCTCGCCGCTGAGAACGTCTGGGGCCTGGATCGCGGACTGGCCCCACTCGTAGACCTTCTGCGCGAGCTCGACCATCTGCGGATTCGCCGGAGGAGGCCGAAGCGGGAAGATGTTCTTGCTGAGCTCCTCCCCCGAGATGCCCGCCTTCAGACGGTTCATCTTGCCGGGTCTGTAGGAGAACTTCTCCTCGAACTGCACCAAGCTCGAGATGATGAAGCCGCCAGCGTTGGAGAGCGTAGCTGCGTCGATCGCCTGGTTGATCAGCGTGTTCGCGGCGCGGTTGAAGTCGGCCTCGATGTCGCCAAAGCCGATGCCGATGGAGCCTGCAAGCGGCTCGATGCACACGGCGCGAGCGATCATGTGGATCGGGCGCATCTTGGGTCGATCGGGCAGAATGCCGAGATCGTCCACCTCCACGTCCGCTTCGTCGTCCTCGGCCATGCGCGAGGCTTTTTCGCTCATCCACAGCGGCATCGGAGGAGGCGGCGGCGGTTCGGGGAGCGGAGGAGCCTGGAGCGGCATCCCACTGAGAGGGTCGATTTGCGGGGGCGCATCGGCTTGCATGGCCAATGCATCATCGTACGAACGCAGCATCGCAGCGTGGTCGTCGATGCCGTTGAGGTACGCCTGGCGCTCCTCGAGTTGCGCCTCGTAAAGCGCCTGCTCCTGCCAGTCGGCCTCTTCGTGCAACGCAAGGTGAAGCACATTGCCCGTCGCGTAGTCGACGTAAGCCTTGACCCAACGCTGACGCTTCTGGCCCGGAAGCTTCTCCCAGCCCTCGTACTGAAGGATCTTGTACGGCGCCCCGCTGTCGGTATCACTCGAGATGGAGATGCCAGCAGCCTCGTCGGCGGCCTCCTTCATCCGACTGTCGGGCTCGGAGTCCCACGGCGGATTCTTCCGCTCGAGCACTTCGTCGACACCCTCCCAAATCTCCGCCTGGTCTTCGAGCTCGTGCTCCTTGTAGCGCTTGATGACGAAGTAATAGGGGCAGTCGGACAGGTCCGGCATCGTGGACGTGTACGCGTACGGGATCACGAGATCGTCGCACGTGAGCGTGTCGTGGCGATTGATGTCTCGAAACGTGTCGCGATAACTCTCGACAGCTACGTCGCCCTGCATGTAGTACAACAGGAGCGCTCTGTACTGCTGCCGGCGGAAGTCGAGGCATTCCTCGCGGAGCTGCCAGTTGCCGTGGCGAGTCAAGAGTGATGCCACGGCCTCGTCGTCGGGGCCGGTCGGCAGCACGTCGAAGATTCGGCTCCAGTCGCCGTAGAGCTCGCCGATGGCTCGGAAGTGGAGGCGGGTGATCGTCTCGAGCGCGATCGGGATGTTGACGTTCGCGCAGTCTTCGAAGGGGAACTGCTTCTTCGGGAGCTTGCCGGCGAAGATCAGCATGTTGTCAGCCTTGCGCTGACGCATCTCTTCGCTCGCGTCCCACTCGCTATCGAAGCGGCGCTTGACTCGGAGGCTGAACTTCTTGAGCCATGCGAGGCCGTCTTCGTTGGCGCGGAATGCTCGAACGAGGTTCGGATCCTCGTCTTCGTACTCGAGCGGAGCCTTCTTCGGATCTGCCTTCTCAGGCTCGTCTAGATCGATGACAGTCTCTTCTTCCACGGCACTCGTACTATCACGGCGGAACGCTCGCTAGCAACCGTAGCCAGTGACGCCGCGGAAGCTGTCGTCCGCATCTTCCTTGTCGTCCTCGTCGTCGTCCGGGCCTGAGGTGGCCGGGACGCCGATGCGGCCGTGCGACGCATAGCTGCAACCGTAGAGCACCATGTCGTGCCAGTGGTCGTCGCCGCCGTCTGCCGGAATGTTTACGTCGTTCTTGTCACACTGGATACTCGGGATGGTCTGGATGCTTCCCGTACACGTGGAGAAGAAGACGATTCCGGGTGTCGTCGTCTCGTGGTCGTGATCGGTGAGGCGCTTCAGGAGGCGTTCGGCTGCGCGAGCTCGGCTGCGCTTGTCGGCCTTCACCCATGAGACGCCGGCCTCTGCCATGACGCTCGCCATGGAGCGGGCCGAGCTACCACGCTGCTCCCAAAGCTGATCGTCTGCTGGTCCCGTGATCTTGCTCGAGCCGCCGGACCACAGACCCATCGATCGCTCGATGTCGCGGATCATGTGAGCGACCTCGATGTCAGTCTTGCCTTTGAAGGTAAGCTCGCGCTCGAGGAAGAGGTTCCCTTCCGGGTCCATGGCAAACCAGCCGACGACGCCAGGCACCTTGTAGCCCCAGTCGAGCGAACGAAAGCGCGGCCAGTCGGACGGGATGCGGAACGGCTTGCAGACGTGCAGGCGCGGGTTCCACGCTTCTGCGTAGTAGCCGCCGGCAGTCACCCACCAGTTTCCGTAAAGGAGCGCCTGACGAATGTGGGCTGGCTTCGAAAGAAGCGAGCGCTTGTAGCTTTCGACGAACGCGGGGTTTGGGTTGTCGTCGATCGTCGCCGGAAGATAGATACTCGTCCACCAGCCTACGCGACCGTCGGGGTAGTCGAGGCGCTTCTTGAGCGTGCGGTTGCCGTCTGGCCACGGTTTGACGAAGCGATCGCGAACCCAGTGCGGGTTGTTGACCACGATGTTGTCGTTGGCGTGCTGCGTCATCACCGGGTTGCTGGCGGACGCGATACGGCGCAGACGCTCGAGGATCGGATCTGAGCTTCGGCGACGAGACGTGATCTGCTCGTACTGCTCCTCTTCGAACTCGATCAACTCGTCGAAGTTGATCTGAGAGAACTCGAAGCCCATGTACTGTTCCCAGTCGTTGCGGTCGTTGCAGTGGCCGCACTGGTACTTGTAGCCACTGCTCATGATCCACATGTGGTCGCTGGCGACCCACCGAGCGCCAGGATCGACAAGCGGCACGATGCGGTGAAGCCTGTCCATGATCGGCTTCAAGCGCGGAAACGTGCGACGCAGCGTCAGGCACCATCCGCTCGAGCTCCCCATCGGATGGTAGTGAGGATGATCCTTGGGGAGCAGGCACCTCTCGTGCTCCACCATGATTTGCGTAAACGGATCGTGGACGAGCGTTTCCGTCTTACCGGGGCCAGCCGACCCCGCCCCGAAAACCTCGTCCTCCCTTCGAGAGTGAAAGTTCTGCTGCCAAGGGCTCGGCGTGTAGCCCTTGATCACGCCGAGAGATACCCTTCGCCGTCGCAGAACACCTCGACGCCCGAGTTTGCTCCGATGGCGACAGAGGCCGCGCCGTCGACAAGCTCCCCCGTTTGCGTCTGGAGAGTTACCGCGGCGCCGGTGCGATAGACGCTGAACACCTGCCCGATGAGCTTCTCTTCCACCGACGGAAGATAGACGGTCACGCCGATCGTGTTGTCGCAAATGATTCTGCGATCGGTGGCAAGGATCGAATAGTCCTCATCGCCGACGTTCACGGTGTCGCCACAGGTCTTGTTCACTTCGTCGCGCAAGCTGACGACGACCGGCACAATCTCTCGAGAGATGGCCTCGTACAGCTCTCGGATCATGTCGCGCAAGATGCCGAACGATTCGGCCGTCTTGTCGCTGAGCTTGTCGAGCTCCGTGGCGGTGCGCTTGAGCTGACGAATCGTTTTCTTTACGAAAGCCATTACTCGGTCATCTTATCCAAGATCGAGCGGATGCCTTCGTACAGCTCGAGGCGCTTCGGGTCGCGCGGCCCCGGACCGTTCTCGATCCAGTCGTTGCGCTTGTCGTCCGTGAGCGAAAGCCAGTCTCGACGCCCAAGATCGGCAACGCCAAGCGCGCGACATAATGCCTTGTCCGCCTCGAAGGTGACGCAACCGGCGTGGTAGCGCGTGAGCGGCCGGTGCTCGACCTCGGCAGTCCACTTGCCGTCACGGAACGGGCGAAGGATCTCTTGCCCAACGCGGTCGAGCTTGATCCACGTCTTGCCGTCGCGACGCACCAAGTATCCGAGGTCGCCCGAATCCTTGTCGCGATACTTCTCGCGATTGTGCGGAAGAGGCTCGTAGTGCTTCAGCTCTTTCCAATCAGTAGCGGCCAATGATCTTCTCCTCAATCGACTGAATCATAGGCTCCCACGGAAGCGAAGGGAGAAGAGTTACGGAAACTAGCTTCCAAATCTTTCCGTCTCGACGGTATGGCCTCAGGTTAAATCCCCCACATCGAGGGCATCGAGGATATCCTTGGGCACAGTCATCTTGACAAACGACATGTTGAGGTGGACGGGGGCCGATTCGCGAGTTGCTCGAGCCTTGATCAGCGCGACCGACACGTCCTTGGCCATCTTCAGGCCGACTGGAGCATCCTTCGCCGTCTGCCAGTTTGCCAAAGCGACTCGCAAACGTGCTTTGGCTTCTTCCTCGCCCACTTCTAAAGTCCACTTCTCGAGAGTCTCCGCGTAGTTCGCCGGGTCAACGTCCATGAAGTCGAGCGATGCGCCAACTGTGCGCATAGACTTCTTGTAGAGCCCCTCCTCGATCTCCTTCAGCTCCTCGAGCTGGCGCTCCATCGTCCGAAGTGGCGTCTCTTCGGGCTCCACGACAAGCGCGAGAGCAGACTCCTCGTCATCGCTCTCGATCGGGTCTTCCCAGGGAAGACGGTCCACTGTGCCCATGGGGCAAACCTAACCAAGATTCACTGCTTCAGCAAGCTGGGCGGCGGAACGATCAGGTCCAGGTCGCTCGCGTCGACTGCCCGAACGGAGCAATGAAGGCCCTTGATGCCGATGTTCGCGAAGACGTGGCGCAACTTCATTCCGCCAAACGTCTCCATCATGTCGCCGTGCGTCCTGCACAACTCGGCGTCGAGCACGGCGCCCACGTTCTCCTGTTCCTCCTGGATCCGCTGCAACGCAGCCCCTTCCGTCTCGTACGCCTTGAGATCGTGGTGAACCGATTGGCCGTTGCTCATTTCGATTGTGCGCACTGCTACGTAATATTTGGGCATGGTATCCTGTCCGGGTGTTTTCTGTTCGTGCTTTGCGGGAGCACCTGAAGGTGTCCCCTGATCGACTTCACAAGCTGGCGATCGCCGCCGGTGTCGAGCTCAAGCCGAGGCTCGTTGGCATCGTGCTCCGGTACGACCACCTGACCAAGGAGCAGGCCGGGGCCATCATCATCGAGCACCGGAAACGGCAAGGGGAGGCGTTGGCGCGCAGGCATGCTCTTTCCAGCGAGCAACCCCGCAGTCCTTCGCAAATGCGCCGGCGCGGACCACGCGACCCCTGATCATGATCAGATCGCCAGACTTACTGCGCTCGATCTGAATCGCGTCTCGGTCTGGATCGGCGTGCCTATCCTTCGGAATCGGCTTCCACACCTCCCAGACATCGGCTCCGCAGTGGCAGACGGCGCGAACCGGCTCGCGACTCACCACGGCGTGTCGTCCTCGCCAGGCTCATGGCTTGGTGTGTCGTTACCCTCGGGCGCGCTGTCTCCCGACGGCAGTTGACCCGCCGGCATGTCGCGATCGCGGTACTGGTGAGCCGTGCCGGGATTGCGCGGCATCGTGCGGACCACCTCAGCGTTCACGAACGTCGAGAAGCGGGTCTGCTGGTTCTTGTCCACCCAGCGGCGCGTGCTGATTGCGCCATTGATCGCGATCGGGACGCCACGAACGACGTACTGCGCAAGAAACTCTGCGCGCTTGCCCCAGACCTTGATCTGCACGAACTCTACGTGGTCGGTGTACTCGACCTTGCCGTTATCGGGATCTCGCGAGCCCTGAATCGGCTTGCGGCTTCCGATCGCAACGCTGAACTCGAGCACCGCGTTGCCGTTGGTTCCGATGTACTTGAGCCTCCCGTCCTGGGCTACGTTGCCGACCAAGTTGACGCTGTTGATACCGTCCATAACTCACTCCTCGTCCGATCCTGTGAACACCGAAACCGTCACTTCTGTTCTCGGATTTGCTTTGTTGAAGCGCCTCTTCGCCGACGTATCCGCCACTTGCGAGTCGTCAGCCCAAAGCCCAAGAAGGAATCCTTTTGGATTGCACGCGTCGAGTACGCTTTTCAGTACGTTATCAGTATCTCGACGGTGCCGCGTCTCGAAAAACGCCTTTACGTTGACTTCGTACTGCACGTTACGCGGCCACTGCTGGCCGGTTTCGAGCTCCCACTTTTGCACCGCCGCAGCAGCGTGAACCGCCACCAAACTCTCGTAGTTTGAGGTCTTGTTGGGCGTGTAGAACCCGTGCTTGCCGGATCTGGCGCGCTCTTTTGGCTGCGGAGGCCCTGGCACCGTGAAGGAGAACCTCAACCCTTCGCCCAATCCGTCAGATCGGACAGGTTTCGGAAGACGGGGATGCCGCGGCGGTCAGCCTCCGCCGTCTCTGCGATGGTTCCGCTGGACTCGTGCCAGCCATCGACCAGCAGCACCGCATCGCAACGTCGCATCACCTCCATGGTCCCCTCGAGCCAGTAGGCATCTTCGCGCAGACCGTCGAAGAAGGCCGTGTTCGTGTGCGGGATCACGGGAAAAAGCTGAAGACCAAGCTCGGCAACCTTCGCCCCCAACTGGCGAGCTCGGTGAATGTTCTCGCTCACCTCGTAGACGGTCTTCGCACGGTACGGGCCAGCAATGTAGACAAGACGCATAGAACCTCCGGGGAATCTCTTGTATCCTTGGCCAAGTCTTACGTCAACAAAGAATCGAAGCCATGAAGCGAATCATCAACAAGATGCCATCCGGCGCAGCTAAACGACTTGGCCTAAACCTCGAACAAGGATGGAAGCAGCGCTTCGACGAAGCCAGGGAAAGGCTTATGCGACACGCTTATTCACAGTCTACGAGCAAGCCGAAGCGTGCAAGGGATTGGTTTACCCTACAGGATAGCATACAGCCTAAAGAGTAGACCCCGCCTTTTCTGGCCCTGGCCCTGGGGCCACCCTCCGCTCCTGCGACTCGCGACGGCTGCTACGTGAGAGGGCCAATGTTCCCTGCACGCTCTGACCGCCTATATCGTCCAGCCGTAGACCCTATCGCTAGAACAGCGAAGCCTACCACCTCTCTACGGCCACGAGCTCTACCAGACGCGAGGATGTGCCGATCAGCCTAACCACGCACACTGCCGTGATGACCCCGGCTGCTGCCGGTGGCGTGGGCCTTCTGATCGAAATCTGGCGGGCCTGTCCCTGCAAGCTCGATTGAACAACCTGCTACTTCGGCTTCCGCCGCAGACCCGCTCATTGGTCCAATGGGGCGCCGCAGGTCGGCGCTTAGCCTAAAGGCTCCCGTGCGGAGAAGATTCGGTCACGACCACTTGTAGCTGGCGCGAAACTGACCTAGGCTGCTCTCACACGGGTTGAGCACAGTGACCTTAGCGGGTCGCCGCCAACGTGGTCAAGGCTAGAGAGAGACTTTTCTGCCTGGCCACGTTGGCGCATTATTTTTCCGACTAGACTTCCGGGCCTGCCCCCCCTACCCCCGGATCTCTAGTTTCTCCGTAGGGGTACGGAGCCGGTCTTGCCTCGCCGGGAAAGAAAAGAGGCTTTTCTTTTGCCTAACGGTTGACGTAAGACTTACGCAACTGCTAGAAGCAATATCTCAGAGACAGAGCATGTCGAAGAAGAAGAGCAAGAAAGGCAAAGGTAAGTGCTGATGACTGATGGAACCGAAACGGCCACGACGCAGAAGCGTGCGCGTCGTACGCCGGAGCAGCGATTGGCGGACATCAAGCTCGAGGAGGCCAAGCTGACCTTCGAGGTCGAGCACAAGGCCATGCGCGAAGCAGTGGCGGCTGGCGACTTCGTTGGTGCGAAGAAGCACATCGAGCTCGCGGAGGTTGCCGTGTGCTCCCTCGAGAGCCTGTCGATCGCGTTCTGAGAACATGGGCGCCGCACTCGGCACAGCGAACGCGTCGAAGGGTGACGCCGATCAAACGGTCCTCACTCCGCCATCTGTCATCGAAATCATTGACAGCATGTGGCCGGAAGGCATCACGCTGGACCCGTGCGGCGCCCATGGTTCGATTGTTCGGTCGACTCTCGCCTATCGCTTCGATGAAGGCGACAACGGCCTCGAACTGCCGTGACACGATCGGACGTACTTCAACCCGCCATACAACGATCTGCCTTCGTGGTTCGCGCAGTCCGATAGGCAGCTCTTCGTAGCCTGGCGTCAGATTGCGCTCGTGCCTGTTTGCGCTCGACGGAAGTGGTGGTGGAGCTACCGCAAGTCAGCAGAGCGTCGAACGTATTTCCTGAAGCAGTTTGCGTTCTTGGATAAGACTTACACCTATCCACGTGACTGCTGTCTGATTGTGACTGGCGAGCACGTCGAGCCTCGCGAAGACCATCCGATGATCATTTGGAGGGAGTGAGCGTCTATGAACATCGAGGAGCTATGAACAAGTCCGAGACATGGAAGAAGCGAAAGGACGTGAAGGCGGTCGGCCTGACGAGCGCGCCGATGCACAGGCGGCCGATCGGTGACCCGACACTGAACACGTCGCGGACGCTGATGCAGACGGAGGACCGTGCGTGCCGTGTCTGCGGGTACGTCGTGTGCGCTCCGACCTGCGGCAACACGACCAAGCTTGTATCGAAGCTCGAAGCCCGAGGAGAGGAACTTCGGCAACGGCTTCTGCAAGGGCAATGGCGCATCCCCGAGCAATTGCTGCCGCCACCGGAAACCGACATGGAGGATGCTTTGCGCGCTGCGCAGCAGCGCTCTAGGCTCGTCGAGGTGGACCGCGGATCGTGGATCAGGCTTGCGTGGAGGAGCAAGTGATGTACCGAAGCGCTTTCGTGACGAAGGGTGCACCGTGGAACGCCTGCGACGGCAAACTCGAAGGCATGGCACGTGTGCTCGATCATGACCAGACGAAGCGCGTGGCGTACGAGTCGTCGGACAAGACGATCGAGCGACGCAGAAAGCAACGCGGCCCCGCTCTCGGGGTCGGCTTGTGGAGTTTCGAAGGAAAGGTAAGGGGATGATGGCAAAGAAATCAGCAAGGTCCCGGACGGCAGCGATTCAGGTGAATCCGTGAGCGCGATCGACAATCTCGTGTGCCTGGACACGCATCCGCTCGACAGCGCGAAGCGGTGGATCGTGCACTCTGCGCTCTCGGTGGCTCGCGACCTGCACGCTCGTGCGGCCGAGCTCACTGCTGTGCACGTGGATGGTCCGGCGTACGACTTCGCGCAGACGCTGCTCGGCTTCCGAGAGCAGATTGCGGAAGAGGCTCTTTTGAGGGCGACAGCAAAGCCGCCCTCGGTTCCTCCGCCGGAGCTCGATCACAAGGTGGCCGTCGAGGCCGCTGACGCGATCGCGAAGCTGTGCGCTCGCAAGCTCGACGGGCACTGCGGCTACAACATCCAGCCGGTCGACGGCGCCTCACGCACCGTCCGCTTCTTCGCAACCGTCTCGGTGCTCGAGGACACGGACGACTGGGAGCGCGTCGCGCGTCCTGTGAAGCGGGAATGCGTCATCCCGTACGAATGGCTCAAGGAACCCGAGAAGGCGTTCGCCGACGTGTTCTCGGGGCTGAGCAAGTAGTGGGCAGGCGCAAGTTCAGCACGCGCCAAGTGGCGCTGTTTCCTCTTCCGGCAGCGGCTCCCAGCCGCATGCTCGCAGCCGTTCACTCTGTGGACGTGCGCGAGTATCCGCTTGGGACTATCGTCGGGAACCGCTTTCGCGTGCTGACCTGCCCACGCTGCTCTCTTCCGTGCATCATGTACAAGTCTCCGCACATGCCTGAGGAGAGACCTATCCACGATCTACGCGTCGGCCTCGATGGCAAGAATCAGCCGAATGTCGATCCGCGATGGTGCGAAGTGAAAGCGGTGAAGTGATGTTCAAGAGAACACGCGCAGCGTTCTACTTCGTACTCTGCGTCATCCCGGCTCTCGTGCTCATCTGCGTCGCGAGCTATCTCTACTGCAAAGCTGTCTCGAGGACATCGTGAACTGCCGAATCTCAAGCTCATTCCTAAATCCGTCCGATGATTCCATCAAGTTTACGTTCTCGTGCGGCTATTCGTGCAAGATGGACTCAATGAGCCGGTCACCTGTCGAGCATGCATGGAGGGACCACGACGAAGCGCATGAGCTTGAGGAAAAGGCAGAAGCCGCTAGACAAGCCGACGCTGAGGCGTGTAAGCTTTGACGTAAGATTTGGGACGGTAGTACAAATGGAAGTATACCAGCAGATCAGGCCCGGGGGCCGCGTGAAGCTGGAGATGGTGGTTCGAACCCACCCTGTTCCACCGAATCCGAGGCTCATGGGACGAAGAGGCTAGCGAACCTTCGTCGGCCAAAACCCTCTGTGATGTGTGCTGGCCTCGAAAACCGCACATGACGGCTTGGTCCACCGGGAGCGAACGGACTTTTCTGGGCAGGTAGCTCAATGTCGAGCGCCCGATTCCAAATCGGGGTGATTGGGGTTCAAGTCCTCACCGGCCCGCCAGTGAAAGCCCACATGAAAGAGGCTTGACGCCCCGGAGAGACGGGGGTTTGGGACGATAGCTCAACAGGTAGAGCACCGATGAGTACAGGCCCCGGAGGCCTGGGAAGTCGGCGCGGTTGCTGGTTCGACTCCAGCTCGTTCCACCGGGAAGAGGTCTACGATGCGCGCTGTGATGGCAAAGAACGTCGAAACCGGATCCTTGGAGCTGGTGCTCCGTAGCTTTCGTCGAGACGAGAAGCTGGTAGCTGACGAGATTGCGCAGATGCTCGAAGCTTCGGGCGTCGAGTTCAGTCTGCTCAGGCGTGAAGATGGTGACATCACACGCATTCGCGTCGGTGTGCGCAGCAAGTGAAGATCGGCTCTCTCTTCAGCGGCATCGGCGGTCTAGAACGTGGGCTCGAGCTCGCTGGCGTCGGTGAAGTCGCATGGCAAGTAGAGGCCGATCCGTTCTGCCGCAGCGTCCTTGAGAAGCATTGGCCCAGTGTGCGGAGGTTCTCCGATGTCCGAGACGTGTACCCCTGGGAGCTTGAGCCCGTCGATGTCCTCTGCGGAGGATTCCCATGCCAGGACATCTCACTCGCTGGCAAAGGAGCTGGCCTCGAGGGTGCTCGAAGCGGCCTTTGGGCAAACTTCGCCTGGCTCATTGGCGAGCTGCGACCGCGCTTCGTCGTCATCGAAAACGTCCTTGCGCTCGCGCGTCGCGGACTCGATCGGGTCCTGCAAGACCTTGCCGATCGCGGGTACGATGCGCTCTGGTTCGATCTACAAGCTGCGGACGTGGGAGCGCCCCACAAGAGGGCGAGGATCTTCGTGGTCGCGTGGCGAGTATCCGACGCCAACGGCGAGCAGGTTCGGCTCGAGCAACAATGGCGATCCGATGGATGGTCGCGAGACGTATGCGACAGCGAAGAACCCATCACTCGAGAGCTGGGCGAAGCTGTGGCCAACCGCGACGGCGGGCGACTCCAAGCGCAGTGGGTCGCGTGGAGCTCGGGGTCTGGATGGCAACGCCTCGAACGAGGGGACGAGCCTGACGGATGCGACCTGCCGAAGTGGCCGCCCGCTCCCGACGACCTGCTCGCATGGGGGCGAGTGCCGGCTGAGGCTCAACCGGCGTTTTGTAAGCTGGCTCCAGGGTTTTCCGTTGGACTGGACCGACTTGCCCTGAAGGCGCTGGGCAACGCCGTAGTCCCCGACTGCGCCGAGGTGGTCGGGCATGTGCTCATGGGGATAGCGAGGATGATGGGATGACCGAGACGCTACGCTTCATCGCATGGAGTCGTCGATGACACGCAAGAAGATGATCCGCTGGCGACGTAGGAAACGGCGCGCGCAACGCATCTTCCGCCATCGCTACAAGCTGGCCGGACTCGTTAGCGTAACCGTCCGCTATCACGGAGATGGCGTATGGCAACTGATACATAAGGGTGGGATTTGAAATTTTTTAGAGCGGTGGGCCCCCATCCCACGATCCCCCTCCCCTTCCCCCGGGTGTCCCCCGCCGCCAGGCACTCGAGACTCGCACGCTAACGCGCACGCTAAGAGCTCCCACAGCCTCTACGGTCTACGCTAACGCAAGGTCGATGATAGAACGTAGGCTGATACGCAAGCCAACTGAGAGTCTAATAGGACCGCTGGAAACGGTGTGCACCCTAGGATAATGGCCAAGTTGGAACATAGCGTAATGGATGGCCTATCATCTCCGACCATCGCTTCGCTTATTGTATCCTCGGCAGCCATTCCCCTGAATCCAAAGGGGAGTGCTGCTTACGATAGGCTGATACAGCGTTGTAACCACACTCCGGACCTAGTGATTGCTGGGGCCGTGCGCCTCCGTGGCGCCCGTCCCGAAGCCTACCTAGGGCCAAGTGGCCACAAGCCCTTCGAATGCCTGAGAGACGCCCTGGCGGGCTTCCCTCGGATCAGCTCCGATTCAGATTCAGATCTCAGATCTAACCTAGGAGAAAGAGATCTCTTTGCGGGCGGGCGCGCGCGCAGGGGAGCTTTTGTGTAACTTTCCGCTGTCATTGCGCATAATAATGTAGCTCGGGATAGAGAAAGAACGCGTTGATTACTTGACTCGGATAGCGAAGAGACTATGATATAGGCAACACGCTAACGAAAGGCATAGCATGATGACTTCCGAATACGTCTTCTCCGGGCACTATATCGCAGACTTGGCCCTGCAAATGGCGGCAGATAACGCTGGACACGGTAGCGGCTTTGCGTATGGCGAAGTCGATGCGATCGTGACCAGCGCCGACCCAGTCAGCCGCATCATCTCGGCTTTCGCTGGCATCGCTCCCGAGCGTTACCAGGGCCCCGGATTGACGCAACAGAGCTTCACTCGCCGCTCGGCAGTGGGCAGCGCGCGCCGCTGCCATACCATTTGGTTCAAACGCGCCGTTACCTTCTGCGCGCACGGAATCGGCTCGGATATGGTCTGCTACACGTGCGCGGGGATCAAGTGAGCGCGCTAGTATACATGCTCGCGTTGACCCTTGACGCCACTTGCAGCGGCTACTCCATGGGCCCGTACGTTGCGCTTGGCCAGCCTGCTAGCACGTGCGAGTGCGCCCACGTCACCTATTCGTGGGGCGAGTCTGAGGAATGCGAACCCATTACGCCGGTGTACGGCAATATCGCGGAGGTGCGACGGTGAAGGTTCTTTTCATTCAGCACGCCCTAGACGGCGCGCAAGTTTGCGCCGATGTGCGAGCGATCTTCGGGTCCCGTACCGCCACCATCGCGCGCAAGCGCGGCTCACGTACCTATCAGACTCCTGCGGGAGTCCTCACCATTTGCACGGACGTGTGGCCATGAATCCCCACAAGCCATTTAACATTGCCGCTCACCCTCAGACGCAAGGTCTGTATCTTGTGCGCGTCAATGGCCCTGCCTTGCAAGCATTCGGAGCCAAGCGCCTTAAAGGCACTAAGAGCTTGCCAGATGGCTGGCTGTTTCGCCCATCCAATGGACCCTGGGAAGTCCACATCGAGTGTCGCACGGGACTCACTCCGGATAACGCCGTCAGCTTGTGTCACTACATCGGGCGATACTGGTTTGGGCTTGGGGATCTTGTCTACGCGCCCGATCTCACGTGCCGCGGGTGCGGCGAACTGTGCCTGAGTATGTGTTGCAAGCACTGCGAAAATGCCTCGCCCGCGCACGACTGGCACCCCGCGGACAACGGATAAGATCATGCACACCAAACCCTACGGCCTGCGCCTGTCCGACGCACAACGTGCACTCGATCGCGCCATCCAAGCCAAGCGTGCGCATGCCGCCGTGTGTATGGCTTGGGACTACGAAGACCCGGAGGCGTGCCTCGAATGCTGCGATCTCGCGGATGCAGCGCGCAAGGCTCGCGAAACCTTGGAAAGGATTGCAACGTGACCCGCAAACCCACCATCTATGAAGCACTGCGCGACAAGCTAGGCCGCGAACCCACGCAGGCCGAAATCAAAGCCGATGTGGCACGCATCCTCGGTTGGGATTCGTGCGTGGGTTGTGGCGAGCCAAGGACCATGCACTGCGCATCATGCGTAGCGCGCTGCAAGGCTGCTAGGAGCGCAACATGATCACCCTACTCGGAATCCTCCTATTCGGAGGCCCCTCGGACGTTCGCCAGGTTGCCTTTCAGTGCGACGCATTCGGCCACTGCGAAGGCAAGGTATGGGGAAAACCTGTGCCGCAAGAAGCGTGTCTTGAGGCTCTCATGTACACGCACGAGGACCGTCGCTATCACGTCGTTCTAGGGTGCTCCCCGAACGCTCGTGAAGTCGTTTTCGAGTATGAGCTAACCAAACTATCAACGGAGTACGAACCATGAATCCGACCGCAAGCCAACTGGTAGATCAACACATGACCGCCAACCAACTTATCAGGAACCACACCGACTGGACTAGCGTGCACGCACAAGCCTTTGTTGTGCCAGTGAGCAAGGGCGAAAGGGCTATGGTGAACATGGTGCGCATGCTCGCAGCCCTCGTGGACGCCTCAGGCACGCACGACGACGACGTGAAGATCGGCGAGGACGGATACTTCCACGAGCACGCGCTCGACATGTTCCAGGCTGCGCTGGCGTATCTCAATTTCGACATGGGGCGTCTGGACTGCGGGAGCCTCGATCGTCTCATTCGTGAGATCGCCAAACTCGGCGCCGTGGAGATCCCCGAATGAACCCGGAACCACTCTACAAGATCGTCCGGTTCTACTTGTCGGGGCGTCGTCGCACCATTCGCAAGAACCAAACACTCGCGATGGCGCAGGCCCACTGCAAGGATCCGCACACGCGCAAGGCTGGCGTGTATTTCGATGGCTACACAGAGCAGAAGTGAGGGTGCTATGTTCCGAGCCCGCGACTGTGACGAAACGCCCGATCCTGTCGAGACGCACGCGCGCTGCTGCATGTGTGGCGAGCGTTTCGAACTAGACGATCTGCGCACCTACGACGGTGCTCGATGGTGCGAACCGTGCGCGACCGCCGAAGGCATCGCGAACGCGATGCTAGACGCAGAGCAGGACTAGCCCTTCGCCGCTAGCAGCTTCGAAACCGGAACGCCCAGATCCTTGCTCGCACGCTCGAGTAAGGCCCGACGTTGCCACGCGCTGAAACTGAGATCGGGCTGTCGCTTCGCCGCCGCGGCGTGGCCACGCTCGATCTGAGTCAATAGCCGTTGCTCGATCGCAGCCTTGGGCACCCATGCATTCTGCTTTGCCATGGGTGCAAGTTACGCCAGTTTTTCGCAAAAGTCATTGACGTAAGATAACCTCTATTGGTACAACGAAAGACCTACGCCGCACGCGGCACGAAAGGGACCACATGGCAAACGAGATCATGACTGACGAAGAGATCGCAACGGAAGCCGTCGAGCTCCACGATCCCACGCCTCCGCCCGAGCCTGCCGGCGGTAACCCCTGGAACCGCCACGGCTTCACTTCGGGCGCCGTGCCCGACCTGCCCACGTTCGCGATGCCCGATGCGGACGTGTCGTTCGTGGGGCATCCGGGCCAGATTGTCGAGCTCATGGCCGCATTCTGTCTCGCACAAGGCGAGTTTCCGGCCATCCCGAAGACTCGAACGGTCAAGATCCAGAGCGCAAAGGGTAACTACTCATTCGACTATGCGCCGCTCGAGACGATCCACGCCGCAACGCGCCCATGCCTCGTGCGCCACGGATTGGCCATCCTTCAGCCCTATTCCGAGCGGCAGAACGATGCTGTGCTGTACACCGTGCTCGCGCACAAGTCGGGCGGCATGTTGATCTCGCGTTCCACGTTCCTGCGTGGCCACGACATCAAGGATTTCGGCGCACAGCTCACGTACCGGCGTCGCTACTCCGAGGGTGCCATGCTCGACGTGGCCGCCGACGCCGACGCCGATGACATGCCCACGCGCCCCGAAGAGGCGGGCGCCGACGCTGGCCCGCGGCAACGCGAGCCCAAGCCGGCCGGCCGAGCTCCCAAGCCCGCGGCAACGTCGGCCGCTCCGGCGCCTCGAGCTGAGGCCCCCGCTACCCCGCAACAGCCTACGTCCCCCGCGCCTCAGCCGACAGCCGCTCAACCGGCGCCCACGCCTCCGACCCAAGAGACGCCCAAGAGCACGCCCCCGCCGGCTCGAGTCGTCGAGATCGAGAAGGTGTCGGCAGAGCAGAGCTCCGAGATCCGCAACCACGGCCGGCGCCTGGGTTGGACGCAGCCTCAGCTCGTGGGGCACCTCATGCAGACCTGCGGCATTCCCGCGGCAAATCTGACCTACATCACGGCTGAGAAGTGGCTCGAGAAGCTTCGCACCACGATGCCCGCAGTCGTCGCTGGTGAGCAGCCGTGAACGAGCGGATCAAGCTGCCGGTACTCGCGCAGAACCGGGCGAGCTCCCTCGGCATCGCGGAGTTTTGCGGATACTCGCCGCAGCTCAGCAAGCGCTACAACGCGAGCGGTCGAAGTGCGTTGCAAGGCTCCTACTTCCACGCGATCCAATCTGGCGCACCCTCGGAAACGCTCCGGGCCATGCTCACGGCCGAAGAGCTCGAAGAAGTCGCGGAATGGTACCCCGTGGCTGATCTCGAGTGGCAGGGTGTCAAACTCCGCTATGCGGACATGGAACACGAGCTTCGAATCGCGCTCGATCGTTGCGGCGGTGGCTACATCCCCAAGGAGGACGAAGACCCCGACGCGCTTTCGATCGGTCACCTCGACATGGCCAAGGTGATCGAGCTCGACAACGGCATCCGCATCGCATTCGTGGGCGACATCAAGCGCTCCGAATACACGACCTCGGACGGCCCAAAGACGTTGCAGCTCGCCTTTTACGGAACGGCCTACGCGCTGCTGCATCAATGCGATGGGTACGTCCCGGCAATCTGGGCAGCCGTTGAAGGTACGTGGGACGTGGGGCAATACGTCGATCTTCTGTCCGCCGAAGGGCTGATCGTCTACCAGCGCCTCGTGCACGCCGCAACGAACACTGAGCACGCAACGGGCGCGCATTGCATGGGGTGTTGGTCGCGCATGCATTGCGAGCACCATCTGCTCCCGGCAGCTCTCGCAGGCTCCGAGCTCGCGCAGTTTACGGAAGGCAACGAGGTCACCACGGCCGACGCTGCCTTGCGAGCGGCGCAACTCGCGGACGCATACACCGAGATCGGGAAGCTACTGAAGGAGCGCGTCAAGGCGTTTGCGTCGCGGCAGCCGCTGATCGATTCGGTGAGCGGCAAGGCTTATCGGCGCATCGAGTGCAAGGGCAAGCGTAGCGGTCCGTCGGTGAAAGACCTCGAGGCCGCCGGTATGACCAACCTGATCCGCGAGGGCTCGCCCTACGACATGTGGAAGTGGGTCAACCCGTGAAGGTGATCCGCTTGACTGAGGTTCCTCTTGATCGGGTCGACTATGGCGACCTTTCGGACATCGATCCGAAAGACCTCCCCACGGTCGATCCGATCGAGGAGCCGATCTTCCGCTTCATCGAGAAGGGCAAACCGCTCACGCTCGTGATGGGTCGGCGCCTCGTGGCTGCCGCCGTCCGCATGAACCAACGCGCCATCATGGCAAAGGTCGTCGAGTGCCAAGAGCATGAGCTCGAGCGCTTGCAGCTCGTGGACAAGGCATTCGAGGCGAGACACCGCAAGGACAAGGATGCCTGGTATGGGGCGATCGCGAAGCTGGTGGACCTCTACCAGCCCGAGGCGGAGTACATGCCTTGGACCCCGCAGGCGTTCGACAACATGGTGGGTCGCCCCGTCACCGCCCGAGGGCGAGCTCGTTTGATGGCCGCCGACGCGCTCGGGATCAAGCTGCCGACCATCTACAAGGCGGAAAGCTTCGTGAAGAAGGGGGCCACATCTCAGCGCAAAGCCCCCGGCTTCGAGCATTACGGCTTGCTCACCGGCAGCCCCGCCCTGGCGACGTTTGCCAACATCGAGCTTCGGAGCCATCTAGCGGCCACGCGGTGCAACGAAGCGCTGAAGGAGCTGACGAAGCTCGAGCGCGAAGCGGATGGTCTTTATCCGCCCGGTGTTCTGCGTCGCATTCGAGACTCTCTCGAGCTTGCTGGGTCTATCATACGCAAACACTCGCCGCGCGGGATCTGCGCGTGGTGCAAGGGCTTGCCAGGCGCCCAAGAGAAGTGCGGCAAGTGCTACCACCTCGGATGGATCGGCTCGATCGAAGTGCCGAGCGAGCTCCAAAACGCGACGGTCGCAATGGTGGGCGACGAGCTTCGCAGCGTTGCGCAGGTTCTGGCCGAGCACGAGGAAAGCAAATCACTGGAGGTCACGCGATGAATCTGGTTCACAAGATCGAAGCCGAGTTTCGCCAAGAGGGCACGCGTGTCTGGCGCGACGGGTTCGCTATCGCCATTGCCATCCCCGGTCCACGCGGGAGGCTTGCCGTTCAGAAGCACCTTTGCAGCTCGGCTCCGGTTGCGAAGCACGCGATCGATCTCTTCGGTCGAATCAGGATCGGAGACACGCCGCTGCAACGTCTACGAGCAGCCATCATCTATGCTGAGGCTGCGCCCATCGCTGCGCGTCGCCGACTGCGTGGTAGCTGATCGGTGCTTCGGTACTACCAGCAAGAGGCCGTTGATGCCGTGTTCCGCGAGTTGCAGACGCGGAAGTCTACGCTCCTCGTGCTGCCGACCGGCACCGGGAAGACGGTGTGCTTCTCCGAGATAGCGAAGCTGTGGCCTGGCAACGTGCTTGTGCTTGCTCACCGAACGGAGCTCGTCTCTCAGGCTCGGGAGAAGCTCGAGGAAATGACGGGCGAATGGGTCGACGTGGAGCAGGCCGGCTTTCGGGCAATGACCGCTCGCCTCGTGGTTGCCAGCGTGCAAACGCTCACGCGCGAGTCGCGTCTCAAGCGCTTCGACCCGTCGCACTTCTCTCTGATCATCGCCGACGAGGCGCACCACTACATCAGCAAGACCTACCGGAAGGTGATCGAATACTTCACTTCCGCAAAGCTTCTAGGCGTGACGGCTACCCCGGTGCGTGGTGACGGGAAGGCCATGGGCCGAATCTTCGAGAGCGTGGCCTATCAGCTCGACATCGTTGACGCGATCGAAGCTGGCTACCTCGTTCCCATCCATGGCCACCGTGAGCACCTGGACGAAATCGACATCTCCGACGTGTCGTCGAAGAACGGCGAGCTCGCTGCCGGCGATCTGGACGATGCGATCGTGAAGGCGACCGGAGCGATGGTTTCCAAGACCGTCGATCTGTACCCGCTAGCCCGCGGCATCTTCTTTTTCCCTGGGGTAAAATCGGCCCAACTCGCGGCGAACATTCTCAATGAGATGAGCCCAGGATCTGCCGTGTGTGTCGACGGCGAGACACCGGCCGCCATTCGAGAAAAGTTTGTGGGCGACTTCAAGAGCGGCAAGGTGCAGTTTTTCTGCAACTGCGCGATCGCTACCGAAGGTTTCGATGTTCCAGACATCGACCTCGTGGTGATGGGACGCCCAACCCTATCGCTTTCTCTGTACATGCAAATGGGAGGCCGCGGAACGCGCGTACTACCTGGTACAGTGGACGCGATGGGTGGGGCCGATCTCGCCTTTGCCCGGCAGCTCGCCATCGCCTCGAGCCGAAAGCCTCAGCTCACGATCTTAGACTTCGTTGGCAACTCCGGGAAACACAGCCTCGTAAGCGTCGAGGACGTACTTGGCGGCAAATACACCGACGACGAGCGCGCACTTGCGAAGAAGAAAAAGAACCCAGACCCGATGCGTTCTCTTGAGGAGGCGCGAGCCGAGCTCCGAGCTGCCCAGCAAGCGGCCATTGCCGTAAAAGTGAAGTCACGCACCGAGATGTTCGACCCTTTCAGGCTTCGCCAAGAGAGCGGCTCTAAGTTTGACGGAAAGGACGTGCGCAAGCCGTCGCCGCAGATGATGGAAGCCCTGAAGCGAATCGGCCTCGACCATTCTGAGCTCAAGCTGATAACGCACATCCAAGCGGTGAAGGTGATGCGCTCCGTGGCGCAACGCAGAAAGCTTGGCCTCGCCTCGTACAAGCAACTCAAGAAGCTTCACGAGTTTGGCGTAACGGCTACAAACATTCGCTTCGAGACTGCTAGCAAAGCTATTGACGTAATTCATGCGTCAAGGCATATCAACTCGGAGAGCGTTAGGCGTCTAGTGGCCGACGTAGTTGGGCACAAGCCGCGCGAGCACACCGCAAGCGTGGCGACACCGTACGGCCGCTAGGGCGGCGCAACAACTCACAGTTAGGAGCGACGAATGGCAACGAAGGCAAAGAAGGCAACGCGCAAGAGCAAGGCCCAGCGCGTGATCGTGCGCACCCAAAGCGCGGGCGTGCACTACGGCACACTGGCAGCGCGACGCGGGACGGAGCTGGATCTCGCGGACGCCAAGCGCGTCTGGAGTTGGCAGGGCCGCAACACGCTGCACGAGATCAGCAAGCGCGGCGTCGGTAGCGGAAGTCGCGTGAGCGAGGCCGTCGACAGCATCACGCTACTCAACGTCATCGAGATCATCCCGTGCGCCGATGAAGCGGTGCGCAACTTCGAGGCCGCGTCGTGGGGCTGATCGGCTCCGGCTCCGGCTCCGGCTACGGCTACGGCGACGGCTCCGGCTCCGGCGACGGCTCCGGCTCCGGCTCCGGCTACGGCTACGGCTCCGGCTCCGGC